ATCGCCGGAATGATTGCCATTGCAACAACGGCCCTTCCTGCTTCTTTGCCAACCAACCTAACCGTCAAGTCAGTCGCTACTACAACAATCGGAAATGTGAATGCCGCCGCCGCCAATGGGAACGATCCAAAAAATGGAAGTTCTGCTCCGGGGAATAAATCAAATCTGATTGTGACTAGATAATTCGATAAGGCAATAACTGCCGTGTGTAAAATTACTAGATTTCTTACAAGTGTTTTATCTACACCTGCCATTAATGTTTTGAACATTAAGTCCTCCTTAAGGTTTAATTAATGTATGCTAATTGTACTATGATTACCGCGATTGTGTCAACACAACCTTTAGTTTATTTGTCCCACTCTTCCCATGGAAATACTATCCAACTGGGCACTTCGTCTTTGTTGATCTCGTATCCATGGTAATCTACTTTTACTTCTGAAGGTTTGTTATGTATAAGTGCGGCAAATTTTATTCGTTCTTCATGTTTGCCAAAATTTTCTTCTATATACTTGAATGTTGCACCAGAATCGTTTATGTCATCTATGATTAGTATTTTCTTTTGAAATGCAAATGCTTTTTCTAGCACACTTAGGTTTGGTTTTGCTTTATGGTCTCTTAATCTTATATCTAGCACTTCGTGGGCAGTGTTTAGTCTGTGTGAAAGATATACTCCCGGTATGCAACCTCCCCTATTAATTCCTAGTATAATGCTTGGCATCCAGTTGGAGTGCACCATTTTATCTTCTATTTGAATTAATGCATTACGCATCTGTCCTGTTGTAAAATAATTCTTCTTAACTTCCATAATAATAATTTAAAATACCTAAAGAATAAATTGCTAATGATACTGCGTTTAAAACTATTAATGATCTGTCGTGCCACAGCATACCAACTATTAACCAACCTATAAATCCTAAATTTGCAATCCATAAATTCACAGGAAACATATTTGCAGAAGTGAAAAGCATTGCCACAATCAATGTGATACTACTTGCCCATTTGATATACCATGATAGGTCACCTCGAGGTGTAACTTTTTTGTAAACTCTTGATGAATTAAGGGCCTTGATCTTGTCGTCAAGTTTTTCTGTTATAGGTTCGATTGGTTTATTTGTCGTATTTTTCATATATCCTGTTTATAACATTATTTGTAGTCACGAAACTTGCACACTTGGGCATATCTTTCAATCTTCTTGCACCTATGTATGTGCAGGCACTTCTTACTCCGCCCAGTATATCTTCTACTGTGTGTTGCACAGGACCTCTGTACGGCAGACTTATTAATCTGCCTTCATTGCCTCTGTATCCATCTTTACGTTTGCCATGTTTTTCTCTTGCACGATCCGAGCTCATTCCGTAAAATTCTACTTTGCCGTCGACTATTTCCTGCTCTGACTCGTCATGGCCTGCCAACATGCCACCTATCATTACCATGTGGGCACCGCCACCAAATGCTTTGGCTATATCTCCCGGGTACACACAACCTCCATCCGCCATTATGTGTCCATCTACACCGTTGGCCGCGTCAGCACAATCTAATATCGCACTGAATTGTGGTACGCCAACACCTGTCATTGTTCTTGTTGTACATACTGATCCAGGACCAATACCAATTTTGACAACATCAGCACCGTTGATAATAAGTTCTTCTGTCATTTCAGGGGTTACAACATTTCCTGCAACAATAATTTTTGTAGGATATTCATCACGTACCTTTTTAATAAAATCCACCATGTTCTGGTGATAGGCGTTTGCAACATCAACAGTGATCATTTTTATGTCAGGAAAACTTTTCAATACATCTTGCATTGTCTTCCAATCCTGTGCTTCCTTATCCCACATAATATTTGTGCCTGTGCAAACCGATACACTTTGTAACCTTACACCACTGCCAACTGCTTTCCGCCATTCTTCTATGCCGGTAGTTTTTGTGATCACAGTCATCATTTTGTACTCTTGCAATACTTTTGCCATTGAGAAGGTTCCAACACCATCCATGTTGCTCGCAAAGATAGGCAAGAAGTTCATCTGTTTGCCAGAGTTCCTAAATGTAAAGTTACGAGTCATGTCTACATCTTTACGTGATGACAATGTAGAACGTTTTGGTTGTAGTAGCACGTCCTCAAAATTCAATTTTGCGTCGTAATTAATCCTCATCTTCTTGTTCCTTTGTTTTGCATACTTCTAAAATACTTTGATAGTGTTCCCATGCCTGTTTCAGTGCAGGATATTTTTCTCGCATATCCTCTTCTGGGTTTCCTAAATCTAAATCTCCAAAACTGTAAGTGAAACTGGTGTCTAGGTCTCCACCGTATGTTATTCCTTCGCTGAATCCCATCTCCAATTGTTGGTCTTTTTTAGATTTGCTAGTCATGTCCCTTCATACTCATACAGATTTTGTAGAATTCATCTCTTGTAGCAGGATCTTCCTTGAATGCACCCAACATAATTGCAGTTGTCATGTCTGATTCGTGTTCTCTTACACCTCTGTGCGTCATGCAGTGATGTTCTGCTTTGACCACTACTGCAAGGTTGTCAGTCTTTGCATACTTTTTCAATTCATCTGCAATCTGTGTTGTCATCTCTTCTTGTATCTGCGGTCTCTCCACGATGTGATGTACGATCCTGTTGAATTTACTCAATCCAATAACTTCACCATTGGGAATTATACCTACCCAGGCATTACCCACAATGTTCTGGAAGTGGTGGGCACACGTTGATCTAATTGATATTGGACCACTGGTGTACATACTCTTGTAACCCATGTTGGGAAAACTTGTAACCCTTGGTGCTGGTTTGAACCTACCACCAAATGTTTCTCTTATGTACATCTTGGCCACACGTTTGGCAGTTTCCTGTGTGTTGTGATCGTTTTCTGTGTCAATCACAAGGCTGTCTAACACGCCTTGAAGTTTTTCTTGTACCTCTGCCTGCAATAGGTCCATCTCACCGTCCTCTATGAATTCTGAGATGTTGTCATTGGAGTGGAATCTCTTGCCTGCCTTCTGCAATCTGTCTTTTATCTTCTTACTGATAGGTCCTTCCGGAACCCAACTGTCTTTTAAGGAGTCGTCCATTATTCTACGTCCAATCTAACGATATGTTTTCTCAATGCTCTAACCAATTCTTCAATTTTGTCTATCACGGCAATCATGTCTCTGTCTGTGATATATTTAGATCTTTCTTTCAACTTGTCATATTCTTTGATTGATATTTGCACCATAGGACCATAGTTGTCTTTGTGTCCCACACTCTCATTTTCCATAGAGGCGTCTAGTGCTCTTTGCTTTTCTTCTGAGTCTGTCATTGTATCTCCTTCTTGTGAGTCTTGTTATACCATTTTACAGCAGTTGCCACCACGTTGTCAATAGAACTCTGTGCTGGTTCCCAACCTAAAATGCTTTTTACCTTTGATATGTCAGCGACCAGGTATGCTGGATCTCCCGGTCTGTTGTCATGTATCTCGATGTTCATAGCGCCTGCATGTTTCTGCACAGCATCAAGCAATTCTTTGTTAGACGCAGGTGCTCCTGATCCTAAATTGAATACTTCTGACACTGAATTGTCATTGGCATAGTTCAACGCCTTAACGTGTGCATCTGCAAGATCCATTACATGGACATAATCTCTTACACATGAACCATCTGGAGTGTCATACTTGTCACCAAACATCTTGAACGTTTTACCTTGTTTGGCGGCCGCCACTGCAAGTGGTATTATATGTGTTTCACGATCTCTTAATTCTCCTACTTCTGCATCTGGATCGGCACCAGCCGCATTGAAATATCTTAAGCCAACACTTGATAGTCCATATGCTCTCAAATAATCTTTGCATATCATTTCCATCATCAGTTTACTGGCTCCATAAGAACTAATTGGTTTTGCCCAGTCAGATTCTTTACACATTTTCAATCCTGGATCACCATAAGTGGCCGCACTAGAACTATAAACAAATGTTTTCACACCACACTCTATCAACTTGTCTAGAAGTACAACAGTTGCAATAACATTGTTCTTATAATATTCCGATGGATTTACCACTGATTCGGACACAGAGGCACTGCCGGCAAAATGTATACAACTTGTTACATTGTATCTTTTTATTATCTCGTCAAGCCTGTCGATTTCCTGTGGTAGATTTATATCATATGATGGACCAAATGAAACAGGTTTGTGTTTTAATCTTAGATCTCTGTCTATGGTTATTGGTGTGAATCCGTTCTTGACCAAAAACTTACAGGTATGTGAACCCACATATCCGGCTCCGCCCGTGACTAGCACTGCCTTGCTCAGACCTTTAATACTTGGGCTCTGATACTGGTGTTCTATAGTGTTGTCCATCTCTTCTCCATTGTTCACCCTTGCCTGTCATGATGTCTAACATTCTGTCGATTGTGCCGTTTGTCCAATCTGATATTTGACCCATACTAGGGGATGGTTTGCTTAATAGTAATTCTAACTTGTTCATTGCATCTTCCTGTGACCATGGCACATACAATCTTGTGTGGTCATTTGCAAATACTTCTGGGAAAGATCTGTATGCCGGAAAAAGAACATTACAGCCTAAAGCATCTGCTTCAGACACAGTGTTAGATGTCCAGTCCTGTAAAGCACAATTGAATAGTACTCTCGAATCAGCAAGTATATTGTAGTAATCATTTTTTTTCAAATTTTCATGAATTGTAAGTAATCCTTCTTTTTCTAGATATTTGGCTTCTTTCACGTAATAGTCATTGTTTGATCTCAAAGGACCACCCTGACATATTGCAAATTCTGTCTCTGGATGTTTCTTTTTATATGCTTGAATTAGATCCATAAAGAATTGTGGTTGCTTCTCTTGATCCCATCTTGCACCAAAAACCACTCTCTGTTTTCTTTCTATGAATGGCTTCTGTTCTACTCTACCTTGAACCTCTTCTTTTCCAAAACTCAATCCTGATATGTTGTATATGGGTGCCTTCCAGTTTGCTATTCTCATGTTTGCCACCATTTCTTCATTGCTGGCCAATATTACAACATTTGGAATCTCGTTGCACATCTGCTCGTATAAACTCATCCATTTGCTCATACCCCATACGTGTACGAAATCATCAGGATCAATTGCCTGTGCCAGACAACGCAAGTATATTGTTGGTCTGTACTTCTCAGGTGTCTGTTGTAAAATATAAGGAAGTGATTCCATTCCTGGTTGGAACATATCCTCAAAGAAAATTGCGTCCTTACTTGTGATCTCTCCTGCCTTCAGCATCTTGACCAAGTTCATCATCTGGCTCATGCTGAAATAACTTCTGCCATGTGCATCTAGCACCTGTCCTGTTACTATTGCTTCTGAATCATCTATTGTTTCGCCTGGAACAATTTCATACTTCACGCCACGTTTGTCATATGCTCTTTTTGTCCAGTCAGTCAATTGAAAAGTGTATCTTGCTTGATAAGATTCTAATCCCATGTAAAATATCTTCATACGTTTATTATAACTCCTTTAATCCCATTTGTCACTGAAATCTTTATACAAACTATATTCTGCTGTAAGTTCATCTCCGGCCTTGATTGTTTTGGTAGTCATTAGGTAATGTACTGGTAATTGATGCCAAAAACCTTTTACATTCCTACAATTCGGATTATCTGAATGATTGTAAAATGCTCCTAAGGCAGTTCTAATTGCTCCATGTGGAAAATTTTTATTCCGAATATGCACTATTCCTAACACAACGTCAGCGTCGAAATCCTTTGTTGCAAATAGTCCGAGACCCTGCACATCAGATTCCCTCACAGTCAATCCGTCTGGTAATGGTTTATACATTTCCCCTTTTTGCTTTAAGGTCTTTCAAGAATTCCAACATGGTTTTTGCATCTGATACTTCAAATGGATCATTGTCTTCACTTGAATTGTTTTGTCCTTCTTCAACAAACTGTTTTACAATAGTTCCGTTTTCGACATACATAGAATATCTCCATGATCTCATTCCGAAACCCTGTGCCGGTTTGCTTACAAGAAATCCTGCACCTTGTGTAAAAACACCTTCACCATCTCCTATTGGCTTGACCTTCTTGATATCTTGATTTTTAAACCAAGCATTCATTACAAAAGCATCGTTTACTGAAAGACAGTAAATTTCGTCGACACCCTGTGCTTTGATTTCATCATACAGTTCTTCATAACCTGGCAACTGCTGTGAACTACAAGTGGGCGTAAATGCTCCTGGAAGTGCAAAAACGACAATTTTCTTGTTATCAAAAATTTCAACTGTGTCTACGTCTTTCCATTCACCACCTATAAATCCGCAACCACCTACTGCTGTGTCGTCGCCTGTTCTAGTTTTAAAATTTGTGTATGGTACTTTCATTTATGTTCTCTCCTTTATAAGTTTTACTGTTCCTGTGTTTGTATGTTTTATTTTGTGATTATTTTGAATGGCAAGTTGCAAGAACGATTCGTATTTGTCTTCCTTAACCATAAGTGTAATACAATCTTCAAGATCGTCCCCTACTTCTTCGTATCCTGCGTATGCCCAGATAAAGTCCTTGCCATACTTCATGCCAAGATTACCTGCCGTTGTGCAGATGTTTGCCACCGCATCAACTGTATCATATCCAGCATTCAAGCCACCACCCTCTACGGGTAAATGTCCCATTCTAGTTGTTGCTCGTTTTTGTTGTATATGAATCTCTTTCATTATATTCCGCCCATTACTGGCACTTCGTAAACCGCATGGCTTCCATTTTCACCATCTTCGCTTACGTCTATTTCAATTTTTCTTCCTGGATATCTTTTTGCTATCGCTGTGTATAAATCATCTGATATCATTTCACAAGATTTAAAATCAAGTTTCATTGTGCCATCTGCATACATATTTTCCATCCATCTTTTGAATTGTATGAACTCTATGTCCCTGTCGTCATGAAACACTTCTATGGCCACTTTGAAGTGGAATATGTGTCTGTGTGGATATCCTAGAAATGATACATCATACATATCACCAGTTTTTAATTTTGGATCGTCCAACGCCGCTGGATATTTGTGGATACCTTCTTTCCTGAATGTAACCCATATCATTTTTGATCCTTTTGCCGCTTGTTCCTTTAGTGCTTGTTCTCTTTTAGTCTCAACATCTGGAACATTATACATGTCATCTATTACGTTGCCCATTGTTTCTCCTCTATTGGTTCGTCTTGTTTGTATTCTTTCCAAGATGTGAATCCTGCTGACTGCTTGAAATGATTCATGCTCATCGTCCAAACTCCTGGATTAGTTTTGTTGAAATCGACATCATCAACCTTTATGCAAAGTTGATCATCTTCTTCACTATTTGGAAATATTACTGAACAGAATGGAATGAATTTTTCATTGTTCCATAACATATTAAATTTTTCTTTTACTTCTTTGTGTATGCTGTAATCATAATCAACAGTTACAAAATAACCGTCCTCGATAAATTTTTTCATTTGTGCCAGTTGCATTCCGTGGTTATGCATGTATGTTCTGTTTGCACCATAGTAAATGGCTTCTGCATTTACCTTTTCCGCAATTTCTTTAATTTTATGAAATGTTAAATCGTTTCTTGCTAGGAATAGTGTCTGTTTGCCATATGCTGGAGTGTGTTCTACTTCCAATCCTGAAAATATACCTATACTATCACTCTTGCCTGTTTTGTAATCTCTGTCCATGTTTCTATTATACTACAAATTACTTGTTTGTCAAACCAAGTTTTGCTTTTGCTGAAGCGATTGCGTCCTTCGTTGCCAATTTGGTTTTCTTCAAACGCATCAGTATTTGTTTGCTTTCATCACTTCTATCTTTTTTCCTATCTTTGGTAAGTTCCTCTACCTTCTTATTTAGATAGGTGTGATGGTCAATCAACTTTTTTAGCCTTTTGTTTTTCTTAAAGTTACCAGTTGCCATGCTTCCTCCTATTCGAATAATGAACTGAAATTGTTTGTGCCTTTACCACCGCCTGTTGCTCTTGCCCATCTGTTGCCTCTAATGTCTGCCAAATAACTTGATGCATTGCTTATGACTTCCATGGGGGTCTCACTTGTGAATACTTCTTCGACTAGGGTGTTGAAATACAATATATTCCTAGGAACGTATATACTTGGCTCGTCAGTTTTGTCTGACGCTTTTGTTTTCCGCCAATGTTTTACTTCTGGTCTGTATTTGATTGATTCGATATCATTTAAATCATTTGCTATCTGTATCGCTCTGATTTGATTGTATACGTTGTGGGCCATCATTAACACATAACTGAAACTGTCCCAACTGGTTGCACCAATTTTACCATTCTTGTTTAGATCCTTCTCACCATACCAACACACGTCCTTCATCTTCAATCTACGTCCGACACCGCTATCGAATGGAAATTGTATTTCGGAACCTTTCAATTTCTTGTCATCCGGCGCCTTGTCCATAACGAATGAGAATCTGTCATTGGCAAATGAGTTGTGTGTGTAAACAAGTCCGTTCGCTGTTGATAAAAATGCTGATGCACTATCAAAACTTATTGTGAAATTTGGATTGATATGTTTTCTAACCTGTCGCTGTACCTGTGTAAGATAACACCCCCAATCCATCTGTGATGTACCCAGTACGTGCATCCAATCTTTGCCGTCAAGTTTCTTTTCATCTCTCATTATGATTAGGCGTTTGAGCATTACTTCCATATCACACATATTGATACCACCCATTGCCCATCCTTCGAATTCGAAATCTTTTACAGCATCATACCATATCTGTGCAGTGTTCCAATCGTCGCCTTGTAGCACGTTCAATAGTTTAGTTTGTCCTAATCTATTCTTTTGAAAAAATTTGTTGTTGTATATTGTTCCATCTAGTGTGTCTTGAAAACTTTTCAACCCTGTTTTAGGACTGTTCAAATCATCTGCCGCCCATGTTGGTACGTCTAGTGTCATTGCCCAATCGCTTGTCAGTTCTAGCCAGTTCAGTATATCAGATCTCACTTTGTTTGCTTTGTTACCTTCAAAGTCTTTCCAATCAAATTTGATTACACCTTTGCCGATTTGATATCCACCTGAGTCGCCTACTATTGTACTGAACTTTCTATCTCTGTTTACAAACATATGATCTCTGTCTGCAACCTTATCCATATCAAGACAGGCATGTCCTGCCGAATACAATGCGGTAGGATAAGTGAACATTCCTTTGTCTGGATTTATAAAGTTCAATGACTCTACCCCGTGTTCGAATGTTTTAGGAATTCTTTCTTCGGCTATGTGTTTGCCCTCTGATACTCTTTGTTTTGATATGAAAGTATTGTAAAAGTTCGAAATAGCAGGCAGGAATACAGCAAAGTCTCTACTTAACTCTCCTAAGTGTTCCTGCTTACTACTCTGTTCAGTCATTACTGCGCCTGTGCTGGTATAATATATTGATACTTGCCTAGTCCTGAATCAACAGAAACCATCATAGCACCCTCGTTTGAGAAGTGCAACATGACTTTCGCTGAATCAGATAGTTTCAAGATCTGCAATACTTGTCCTACCGGCCAACTCCAACCTTTGTTAAGAGTGCCCTTAACGTCAGTTGCAAACGTAAACTCACCACCATGTGATGCTTGATCTCCGAATGTGAATATCAGGTTTCCATCTTCGGTTCTTACAACGAATGAATTGTGTTCTGTGTTTGCTGTTGCCTGGAAGTTGAATCTTTGTACACTTGCCACTGTTGGTTCTATTTCAACGTCCCACTTAACTCCCTTAAACTTCACAGTCTTAAGTTTCTCGTTGATTATCTCAGCATTCATAAATCTGTAGTCGTTCTTAAAGTCACCTTTTTCATTCTCAAAGTGTATACCTGTTGGAACTGTGGCTCCATTTCTTTCGCCGGACAATACAGTTATCTTTGCTTTATCTTTGTACTCAGGACACTTTAAATGGATATCTAATTTACCCATCTGAGGCATACCAAACGTACCAGACATTTCCGCTTGTGGTTTGTGAAAAGACCCTTGCAAGATTACTGATCTGTCTTCTGCCATACTGTCGATATTGGTTTCTTTGTCATCACCAGTAATTTTAACAAGATCTAAAAATCCCAGTCCATGCGTGTGCTTAACGATGTCTTTTAAGATGTCTATCATAATGTCTTATTGTATAGTATATTTAGATCTTAGTCTAGTGTTATTTCAGAAACTTTGTATACAACCGGATTTTGTTTACCAGGCTTACGGAAAATGGCAAAATTGGCACCTGGCCTGAATTGACTCATTTCTACAACATCATAACCAGCAGATTTAATCATCTTGGTCATTGCATTTTTGTTGTTGAACGCCCAATAACCTCTTTTTGCATTATGTAAATCAACATCATAATGGCAGTCTGCGTATTGCAAAAATACATAACCACCCGGAATCAATATCCTTTTTATCAGTCTAAGATATTCCTCTATGTGCTTTTGTGTAAAGAACACAAATGTGTCCCAACTAAAGATAAAATTGCATGATGCAGTTGGTATTTTATGTCTATTATCTAGGCCCCAGTTGTTTTCATCGGTGTTGTACCATTTTATATATTTTTGGTGGCCTGGATTGAATCTTCTACGAACTGTCCTTTCAAACTCCGGTATTATGTCAAGGAAGAAATTTAATCGCCATGCTCTAAATTCTTTTGAAAATGTACCAAATCCCGGTCCAATTTCAAGACTGTTAAATTCAGCACCGTTTCTCGCAAATTGATATATTTTTGTTTGCACCATCCTGTATAGGAATTCATCGGTTACTGGTTTTGCTCTCTTCATTTCGACATCTTTCACAAACCATTCTGGCGTTTTATCATATCTGTTGATTGATTCCTGGTTATTGGCATCCACCGCGGTTGCTATATCACGCAGTATTTTTAGATTCGAATCTATTAACTTTTGTAAGTCTTCTTTTTTGACTTTTTCTAGTTTTTCAATTAGTAGTTTGATTTCTTCTATGCTCAGCATATGGTTATTTAGAAGTCAAATAGTTTGTTAAATGTATTTGTGGTTTCAGTTGATTGCACGTCCCACCCTAGCACTCCTATAAGATTATCAATTTTCTGATCTAGTATTGTTGATTCCATTGCATCGCTATCAAATGGCAATTCTTTGAACCATTCTGGTATACGCATTTCATCTACAGGATATGCAATACTAGTATAACCTAATGGATTGTTTTTCAATTTACAAACAATTACTTTTGCACCATCGGTGATAGGAAGAGAATACTTGTCTCCATACATTTCTCTGCATTTATTCCAATTCATACTTGCCCTCACATGTCCAGGCATATTCGCTCTGCCTTGTTTTTCTTCTGCTTCTGTGTACTTTGTCATATTGTTTGCTCTTTTTGGTGAACCTTTTTCCCAACCTGGTCTTGCTTTGAACTCTGCTCTGAATTCACTTATTTTTTCCAGTACTTCTGTTTCTGTTTTGCCTGTCAATACCATGTATAGTAAGTCACTTAAAAAATCCTGTACAAAAACAGGCGTATCACTACGTTTAAGATCTAGTCCCATGGCCTTCATTTTGCCTTCTTTGCCTTCCACATCTGTACGTTTGCCTTCCACGTCATAGTATAACACTGCATACCTTTTCTTTGTTATGAATAATCCTTTCGAAGCAACAAGTTCCCTGCCTGCTTTAATTACATCTCCTCTTGTTGTTGGACAATGGAATGCTTTGGTCATGAATGCCTTAAAAGATCCATTGACTTCTTCTGCAATTTTATCGTATAACCCAATTACAGATTCTTTTGTCCATGGTATCAATCCATCATTGATTTCTTTTTTCAATGTTTTATGTGCTGAAAAATACACTGAATCAGTATCACCATACACAACACTTTCACCTTTGTGATCATAGTTGCCTGCAACAATTTCGTTTACTTTGGCTCCCATGTGTTTTGTTATACATCTACCGGTCAAGGTGACTGATTGTCCTATCCTGATGTCAAAGAACCTACAGCCTGGATTAAGTATTGCGCCATACAAACTGTTCAAATTAATTTTTTTGACAAGTTGCCTTTTGTCCCAATACTCCCTTTCAATTTCATTATCGGCACAATCTCGCATTTTCTGTTGCATTTCCTGTCTTTCTGCATACCAACGTTTTAGTAATCCTGGAATAATTGCTTCATACTCGTATGTGAATATAGTACCATTCGCACTCAACATCCATTTGTTGTTGCCGTCGAATATAATATCATAAAGTTGTGCCGCACTCATCCTCACACTTGTTTTGTCTTCCCAGTCTACAATTATTTCTGTACCTTTTTCCTTATTCATTACTGCCTGATATTCCCAACTCCCGAACTGACTGTCCCATGCCGCCGCGAATGATTTCTTGGCATGTTTGGCTCTGTTTATTTCTGCTGATGTGATCACAGGTCTTATCTGTCCTACGATTGTTTCAGGACCCATGTTCAGTGCTCTAATGACAGATGGATACAGTGAGTTAATGTCGATGGAACCAATCCAGTCATGTATACCTTTTTGTGGAGTGGCAACGTATGCACCCGCGGCCGGTTGGTTCTCTTCTCCCTCTTTCTTGTATTTTCTACCAGGAACAATCATGCCACGTCTGTGTGTTTCGTTCACTATCGCCTGTTCAGTTACTGCAACCGCACCCATTGTAGTCTGAAGCAACACTGTGTTCTGGTGTGCAATCTCATTGGCAAGTTCTATAAACTTTAGTTTCTTCTCAAGTTTGGCCAATAGTGCAGTATCCTGCCTGTTGTATTCTATAAACAATCCAAAATCATTTTTATACAGGTTATCTAAAGAACCTTCATATATTGTTTTCTTTTCTCCAAGTTCATGTTCACCGATTGCATCTAGTCTGAAACTGTGTCTTTCCTCATATGTGTATTTCCTGTATAGTTCGAGCAAGTCCAAATGCACCCTACCCACAAGGTCAAAACTTAACTGTTCTCTGCCATACTTTTCAAACACTCTCCTCTTTGGTTTTTCGCCCCAGAAACAAAGTCGCCTTGTGTCATCACCACTCAACACTTTCTGTATCCTTCCAACAGTGTATGGAATATCATAACCCTCACTGTTCCATCCTGATAAAATATCTGCATCTTCTACTAGTTGCAAAAATGCATCAAGCATATCTTTTTCTTTTTCAAAAAGCATTGTGTTAGGAAAACGTTCTGTAAGCACCTTCGCATCTTGCATACTGATTGTTTTTGGCGGAACTGCTAGTGTGACCAGTTGATCCGTCCAACCCATGTAACAACTTATGGCAGTTATAGGCATGAACGGATCATCCGTTGTTGAATAACCTCGATCTGGATCGAAGTCAACCTCGATATCAAAAAACATAACATTCAGTTTTGGAGTTTCCTTACCTAGGTAGTTCTCCTCCAAGCATCTGAATACCGGATTGATATCATGTTCATAAAGTTGCTTGTTGGATCTTATCCTCTGCTCCTTGATGAATTCTTTGTTTGTTTGGCAAATTACCCTCTGCAACGGTTCGCCAGTCATTGACCTGTGTTTACCCCTAGCGTCAGGATAGTAGAACACATACCTAGCGTCATACTCTACGAACACACGTCCTTTTTTGGGATCACGTTCTACAACATAGATCCTGTCTTCGTCCTTTTTGTATAGTGCGTCTATATAACTCATTGTATGAATACCTTGTATAATCCTATTGTGTTCATAATTGTAAACCACCCTGTAAGGCAAGCGATCCAAACAAGTCTTCGTCTGTATCCTGCCCAACACATGGTGCTAGACCCTAGCCAGTACAAAGGAAACACTATACTCATTATAGGATGAGGTGATGTAAAAGTCAAGACTGCAGAACCCATTACTGTGACTATTACGGAAAACAGTTCTAGATAGAACGCAAAATTATCTGTCTTATAACTGTTTACCCAAAATTCTTTGAGTAATTTTATCACTAAAGTTTGCCGGCTGTGTTTAGTATGCTTTCCAGCGTGTCCATCTCGTCAGCGATGTTTTGATAGTTGCCTCTGTGTGCAACAGATATCGCCTTGTTGATAAGTGCTGGTTTCAATTCTAGTTCTTCTGCTATTGCTTTAACTGTGTCTTTCAATCCCGATCTAAGATCTTCTACCTCACCTAGTACCTGTGAGCCCTGTGAAATGATTTGGATTAATTTTTGTTTTTCAGCGTCATTAAAGTTTCTTACTGCCATTTGTTTCTCCTGTTGTTATTCAACAAGTATATAACAAATTTTGTATGAATGCAAATTATTTTTTCTTTTTGGTAGCGACGTTTATTGCTTTACCACGCCTATTTGGATTTGGATCTTTTCTTCTTTTTCTACGTGCCGCACTTGCCCTGCCTTTTTTACCTAGTGCGTATGCTTTAGACCTCGGTAAACATTTAGGCTTGCCTTCACCCTTGCTTTTGCCACCGCATGATCCTCGGATTTTTCCACCTGGACCCATTCGTACCCATTTGTCCTTGAACCACTTCTTAAGATTTTCATCTAATGATTCGTGTAGCACGAGTCCATGGCAGTTCACACAGAAGTCTACGTGTTCTCTCTTAACGCAGTTGGGCACACGTTTGCCGAACATGGTCTTCATGCCCTTCTTCTCGTAGCCTTTCCAACAACGTGTTCCTTCTAGAATTTCGTTTATCTTCATTACTTCTTACTCTTGTTGCCCCAATTGGCCGCGCCTTTTTTACGACACTGAACTAGAGCACCAGAGGCGTAAGCCGAAGGCCAAACTTTGTATCTTGATCTGACTTTGTGATAGCAGGCGTCTTTCTTCTCTGCTAGTTTTTCAAACTCTTCTAATGTGATTCCTGTGACTTCGTTAACTTTCATGTTACCACTTTCTACAAGACCAATATCTCGCTTTGGTCTTTGGTCCTGGGTTAGCACAGTTGTGACGTGCTCTAAAACTTTTTCTTGCTTTTGGATTGCTTTTTCTAATTCTCATAGTTTTTCTTTTTGCACTAGTACCGCCGTGTCCAAAGTTTACTTTCTTCACGTTTCCGGATTTTGGATCCTTCACGTACACTTTAAATTTCTTAACATCACCTCTCATTGGTTTATTAAGTGGCACTTTTCTGCCTCTGTATTCTGCGTCAAACAATTCTGTCTCGTCTTCTGGGAAACCTAATGGACCAAGCACTTCTTCGAAATCCTCGTCCTCTTCTATGTTGAATTCATCACCTTCTGGGAATGGCTCGTAAGATTCGTCTGTTGATAAATCATCTTCAACCTGTCCAAGTGCTGTAAGAGCCGATGTCTTCCTGTCGTCGTCTATTGGCAATTCTGCTATCCTGTCTTTCATAGCGGAAATGTCTAACATCAGTTTTGTGTAATCTATGTCGCTGTCTTTCGGTGCTTCGTTAGTTGTTGCGTTCACACCGTCAATCCTGCTTATTAAAGATTTCATGTCTTCCATTGTAATCGATTCTCCCATCTGCATTTGTGTTTTGTCTTTTGTGAATTGTGTGGTCTTAGTCAAGCCTCTGCTACCAGCACTTGCAGGTGACTGCACCTGTTTCTTAGCATCAACAACACCTTGGTCTCGTAGTTTCACAGTGTCGTCTATGTATTTGCCGTAGTTGTAAGGTATACCCGTCATATGATGTATTTATTTCCACAGCACCATCTTGAAACGTTCTTTGTCTATGCCAAAAAACTTTGTTTTCCATGCACTTTGCTCAAAAAATCCTAACGAATGCCACTCATCCTTGCGTTCTAGCATTGCTTTTGCCCTTTCATCCCAATCCTGATTGAGTAAAAATTCTTCCATTGATGCTTTCTTGTCTGCAATCTCGTTGTACTCAAAACCATCATACTCCCAATGCAGTAATTCAAAAACATTGCCTTCACGATCACAGTAGTCTATGCTGAAATCCAGTCCCCATTTTGGTTTCATTGCAACCAGTTTGTGGAAGTGTGGTCGATAGTCTGCCCAAGATTTAAGTTGTTGCAGGGCATCACCTGAGTATCCCTTTCTCTCAAACATCACGGCATGATTTACATGTGGTCCAGATTCCGGTGAATCGTCTGTGAACCAGGTCTTACGCAAAGTTATGTGTTCACCGTCCCTGTGTTTTGTGGTATTTTCACCATTGGCCACAGCATATAGTTGCTCTAGTTTGGTAAGGTCATAACCATTCTGGTCAAACAGTGCAACGGTGTCTTTAGGTGGACAGGCGAATACACTGCTAATACGTTCACTCCAATAAGGGTTCGAATTGAACTTGTTGTCGGTCAAGTGTAATTGCATACACTTATTTAATTTTTTAGATTATTTTTTTTCTGCGGGGTCTAGATCGTTTGTAAACTTATCTTCTGCAGGCAATTCAACGTCCTCGCCTTCGTCAAACTCAGGATCTAGCATTGGCACTTCGCCTGCTTTTTCGTCTTCGTCTTCTTCTTCTTTTTCTTCTTCTTTGTCGTCTGCTTTTTCTTCTCCCCTGTGAGGCTCAGATAAATTTCTTTTGTCTTGAGAGTCATCTGCTATCACTTCTTCCTCAGGTGCCTCTGCCTTTTCCGCGTCTGCTATTATTTCTGTAGTTTCTGGAGTTTTGACAAGAATGCTTTTTTGTTCTTCGTTGTAAACTGCTTCATTGTCTGAGAAAGTGTTGTATAGTTCAACAAGTTGAGATTCTTCTGCGTTTTTGATATATTCTGCGATATCTTTTTGCATAACTTCTCTAAATGATTTTGCGTCATAAGTTTGTTCTTCTTTTTGTTCTGCTTTCAATTCAGCAAGTTGTGATTCTAATTCAGCAATTTTATCTAGTCTTTTGCTTTCTTCAGTCACTGCTTTTTTAATGCTTGTTGCTAGTGAGTCATCTGCATCTGATTCTTTGATGGCTTTTGTTATGACTGATTCTGTTTTTGGTTCTTCTGTTATTGACTCAACTAATTTCTCTGCTTTTGCCGATACTTTTGGTTCTTCTGTGTATTCTTTGATTCCTGCTAGTTTGGCTATATCTGCCAATGAAATATCTTTATCATCTAAAACTTTAGGCTCTGATCTCGCGGCTTCCATCAATTCTGCTCGCTCTTGTTCTGGTGAACTATTGCTCATTTCCTTCAAACGAGCAACCAAGTCTGCAAAACTATTTTCTGTTGATTTATTACGTGCCATATGAAGTATTTATATTTGTTGTACTTTTATTTAATGCGTTGATCAAGCAGTATAGCAAGTTTTGACTCGTATGCCAATGCTTCGGTTTTTACAAATTTGCTATATTTTTCCTGCATACCTTTTACGAAACTGAGGTCTCTTCCAGATTCTAGTCTTACTTTGACTGCTGACAAGTCTTTTTTAATCATATCAGCAAGTTCTGTTTTGCCTTGATCCTGTGCTAATTCAAGTGCTGTCTCCATTGCCTGCACAGCCGGTATACTTCTGTCTATTGCGTCCTGTATCGAACCAACACCTGCCAATCCTGCCACCACAACACCGGCCATTGCTAGGTTACGTGCCCAGTCTTTGATACCTTCATCTAACACTGCTTCTTTTTTAGGCTTGCCGTGTTTGTTATGCTGTGCCCATGCTATGGCGTAAGGTGCTCCCTTGTCTTTGAATTTTTTCTTAAGTGCTTTAACCTGTTTCTCTCTGCCTGGAGGTGCTTCCTCATTATTTTTTCTTTGTTCTTTTGCTATCTCTTTTTCAACTTCGTTTACCCTCTTGGCAAGTATATTCATCATGCCTGGCTTTGTGTCCACATCATCTAACGAAGTTTCCCTTGCTAGAATCTCATCAATGTGTTTCTGCACTATACCAGCATGTCTTTGTAATATGTTTGAGTCTAATTCTTCCCTGTATGGATTAAGTTTCTGATATTCTTCGTAGTTGTGTACACCCTGTAGGTAATCTGCCGCCTTGTTCAATTTGCTCTGCACCCAACCCTCAAGGTCATCACCCTTGTCGATCATGTCCATCAACTCTATCGCATACTTGGCAGTGTGATACAATGTGCTTTTACTCATGTGTCCTTCGCCTGCGTCTTCCGTCATGCCACCATCATCGTATAGGCCGGCCTTCTCGCCCTGCATATAGCCATGCACTTTTTTTACATAGTCACCCGCAAGGTCAATTTTCTTTGCCACCCATGCCTCCATCTCCGCGGAGTCATCGATCATGTTGTGTATTTTTATTGCGTGTTTGCCAATCTTTAACAATTGGTTAAGAGCCATCGAAGCCTCATATGTGTCTGCTTCGACTGGCTGGTTGTGTAGTTCATTAATTTTCATCTTAATTAAATCCTACGTGTGTTACTTCTGGGTGTTGTTTCTTAATTCTTTTTGCTTCCATGTCGTACATTTCTACTTCATCGTAGTATGGATTATCTTTGTCACTGACATTCATTCTGAGGTATTTGTCTGTTGCGGCTAAAAATTTTTCAATCGGAGTTGAACCTGTGTTCTCGAAGTCTGGGTCCAATCCTATCCTTGACAACAACATCCTTGCGTTTGCGTTTGATCTGTGTGGTGTTTTGAACTCCATGTCATCTGGATATGTCATTGTCTTACCTTCAGGATCTTTTGGATCCTTGTAGTAGCCATAGAAGTCTGCACCCTCTTCCATTGACTCGTCCTTGATCAAATCATGTTGGTGTTTCTGTAGATCGGCCATGTTGTCAAATGTGCCTGTCAGTTTGCCGTGTCTGTAAGAGTAGAACTTGCCGTCCTTGTTCCTTGCGGCCAGTCCGTACTTGTTCATGCTTCTGGCTGTGTTGTCCTCAGCATCTGTTAAGTTTTTCATTGGCTTCATTACTGACAGATAGCCTTCTTGGTCACCATACATTTTTTTGAAAGTTTCTGGATCGTGATCTGCTATTGTTTTCATTATCCACTCTCTCGGAGCAGTGTCTGAATCATCGAGAAGTTGTGCTAACGATTTCAGCATCTGTTTGTCTAGCATTTCAGCGGCATCCTTCATCACTTCATAATCCATTGATTGTTTGCCTAACTCGTCAGCATATCTGTTGATTTGCCTCACTGCAAGTGTGGATCCTTCTGCTTTTTCAAATTCGTGGAATCTCATAGTATCCGTATTTATTAAGCACAGGCTTCACAGCGACAGTGCTTACATACCTCTATTTCATACTCTGCACCACCGTCTACAGGGTATTCATTTTGTTTGCGTTTACAAATATCTCCGCAATGGCTGTCGCAACCACAATTTAAGCACTTTACAATCCATTCCTTTAATAATTCAAGTGGTTTCATTATCTTTTGACCAGTGGTCCACCCATTAAATTTACGCCAGGCAAATTGTGTGCACCTTTGGCAGTGCCATCTGGATTTTTTGGTTGAATAATTTTTGGTAATCTAGGTGCCCTTGTACCTGATCTTCCTGGTGATCCTGTGTATGCCTTGTTGCCTCGGTCCTTACCTATGGCAATGTGAGGTGATGTCACAGTGGCTATGTTGCCGGCGCTTGTAGCACCTGCAGTGGCCTGTTCACGCATTATAACCTCATTGATTTTCATTACTTCTATTTATTAGTTTTCCATCTACGTAATACGTAAGAAATGTTTCGTTCATATAACAGTACAGTTCGTTAAGGAACTTACGGCTTACATTTTTTGGTTTTATTACTTTCATTCCTTCCCATTCTTCAAGATCAAAATCGTACCTAAAACTGGTGCCAAAACGTATTCCTCTAGATAGGAAATTTTTTTCTAATCTATTGTCATATAGTTCAGTTTCTGGATCATATACCAAGTCCTCAGTGTAAGGCCATTTCCAATCTTGCACTTTGCATCTGTCGTATATTCCTGACCGCCTGTGCCTTCTGCCAAGTACGTCTGGCTTTTCTGTGGCAACTAGATCAATATTCTCAAAATATTTTTTTGGCATAAGGAAAATCATATCAAATATTACCCAAGAAAATTTTGACATAAAACCATTTGTGTAGTTGTTGTCATCATTCAGAACCTCTATTGAAAGATGTTTGTTTAGATTACTATCATCTATTTCGTAGGTAAAAACTTTTTCACACATGGAAAGTTTCTTGCGATTGAAGTACCATTTTCCGTATTTGTTTACGTCCCCTTCGTACCATGGAGTTTTGCCCCATATATTTCTCCCCCACCCTTGCTCCCATTCGAGGTGACTACCAGTTCCTAAACTTCCTTTGCGTCCAATGTCTTCGGTCAGATCGAGCTCGTCTATGAGATGGTCATCTGCATATGTTCTGATTTTAAGAGGTTTCTTGTAGTGTTTGTATTCTAGTGCTAGTCCGAGAATGTACTTCATATAGAAGTAATTATTTTGATTTTTTACGCCCTGACTTCATGTTGGCACACCAGTGGTACATCTTTGCACGTTCTCCTGATGCCTTTTTCGCCTTGCTTCTTAATGATGTTACTGATCCCTTGCAACTGGCACCTGCACGTTTCACACGTCCTGGTCTGCTCTTGCCCTTCTTTTTGCCATCTGCGAAGTTCTCGTTGAATTCCTTCCAGTCTAACTTCAATTTCTTGACGTTCATGTACTGGCCACCAACTGGTACATCTTTTGTGGCGTTCTGTTTAGTTACTATGCCAACCCCTGCGGCCTCTTCACTAATAGGCATCTTGGCATCTGCGGCCGCTTGTTTAATTTGATCTACTTTTTCTTTGGCCCTTGGATCATTTTTGTTTTGTGCCCACCAACTGTCCATGTATTTTTGCCATGCCGCTTTACCCATTGTGTACAACGGTGTAAATGTTTCTCCAGGTCTACGTGGCTCTTTTAAATTTATCGATGTTATGATGTTTGGTTCTCTAGGATTGGGTTTTAATCCTGCCTTCCTGGCTTCTGGACTGTTATAGAGATAAGGCATCACTGCGTCTGCCTGTCTCAGAGCATTCCAATTTATTGCGCCTTCGTTCGCTCTATTGTTGCCTACATTCTTGAAACCAAATCTGTTGTTTGGGCCTGTTCCGGGTTTGTGTATGAGACCCATTGTGTCTGCCGTGTGTGGCATTATTACAAATTCTTTTATTTTCATTTCTTTACTCTATATGGATATGCCATCATGGAATGATATCCCATTCTTGATCTACCCTTTGCCTGTTTTTCGTATTTCTTTAGAAACTTGTTTACGTCATGATGGACGTACTTACGAACGTATTCTGTAATTTCTTTAATCTTCATTGATGTCTACTGATCCGTGCCTGCCGTCTTTTGCGGGATTACCTTGTTTCAAAATGTTTGCCCATGTGACCATGTTGATTGTGCAATTCTTCACTTGGTTAAGTGTGTCATCGTCTTGCGTGATCTCATCCATGCCCTGTGCTTTTGATTCTATGTTGCACTGCGGTGGTATAGTGAATCCAAAGTTGCTGGCCGCCGAATATAGGACTCCGTGTATGTGCTGGAATCCATCTCCGCCGCCTGATACAAGTGTTCCAAAAACTTTATTGTAGAAAGGTTGATGCTTGTTGTCTTTCGCCCAACTGTATATGACGTCTAGTCTTTCCAGCATTGCCTGTATGTGACAACTGTGATTACCCCACCAAATTGGTGTGGCAAATATTACACCATCCGCTTTGAACATTTTCATTATGTGTGGTTTCAATTCATCGTTGACATCTGAAGTAGAGCCTTCATAATCCAGATCTCTCATTGTTATCACTTCACACTCGTGGCCCATTTTCTCAAATGCCAACTGTGCCATCTTGCACACTGCGAATGTGTTTGACTCTGCGTCTGGTTTTAAACTGCCATTGAATATTAAAAATTTCATACTACCAAATATATATCCCCAAGTATGCAGATATGCCTATTACAATTAACCAAAATACTATATTATTCATCTGCCCTCAAAGTTATTACTCCACAGGCCAATCTATCGCCTGCGTTTCCTGTTTTCAAACTTTCTTGATCTCCGCCTTTTCCGAGATCATCCTCATCTGCATGTACCACAAGTCCTCTTCCAACAACAGATCTTTCACCAATTAGGTCTACCCTACTTGCCTTTATTGAGAAATCTGCCTTGCCAGTTTCGTCGGCTGTTATGTTGCCTAAATCTCCCACGTGTCCTTCATTTAGGTCTCCGTGATCGACTCCATCTGGATTGTAATGTCCACCCATCGATTCACAACCTTTGCTCATGTCGCCAAACTCGTGTATGTGGAATCCGTGAAGTCCAGGTTTCAGTCCTGTGATTGTGCCTTTGATCAAAGTTGGAGTTCCGGGAGCCTGCATCAATAATATACTGCCATTGACGTCATCCGAATGTTGTAAGTCACATTGTGCAATCACAGTGGATTCACCCTCTGTGATGCTTTTTACCCTGCTACAAGAACATTCTTTTGCTCTAGTCCTAGGACATTTTGTTTCTGTGAATTCTGTGGCTCGCATATGCGAGTATTTATTTGTTTTTGGGCATTGGGTTTTCACCAGTGAGTTTAGGTTGTGCGAACCATAGTTTAAACCACTCGGGTGTACCCGGTTTGATATTGTGTTTTCTTTGATATTGTGATTTTTGTGTACCCACGTATGATAGATTTTCACCCATGGATTCATCTGCAGGTAGTTTATCCACACCTGCTAATTGCTTTATTCTCTCCAACTCGTCCATTTAAATGGTCCAGTCTCTTATCTGTTGCTTGGTAGGTTTGTGCGCCTTAACTTTTTCTACCTTGCCACCTTTGGCTAGAAAGGCCTTCATCTTCTCATCTAGTTCTCTTTGTTTTTCTTGAGGTGTTTTTTCTATTTCACCTGCCGCGTATGGTCTATTGATTCCGCTGAACTTTGGCATAGTCTTCTAGTCCTTTCTTCACTTTGTCAAGTGAGTCTCTGTTTGCTTGATATAATATTCCGTAACCGCCAGCCGCTTGCCATTTCTGTATGTTTACAGGTCTGTCGTCTATCAGAATGTTTGGGGTACCTGATGCTTTGTCTTTTGCATACGATTCTTTTCTTCCAGTGACAATTATGTCATCTGGTTGTTCTATGTTGTTTGCAATCCATATCTTTTTGTATTTTGCTGAATTCTCATGATCACCTCTTAATGGTGAAGTGTTGATTGAAAAATTTCCACCCGTAAATTTTTTAACCATATCGATTAATGCGTCTGCTGAGGGAAATTTAGGCAACACCGCAAAGAAGTCTGTGCCCGTGATCCTATCTATCACTTGTTTTTTAAGATCCTTTGTCTTGTCGTTTGTCAATTCTTTCCAGTGCTCAACACCATAAAGGAATTCAACACCACCGAAGAAATCTGCAAGAACTCCATCCATGTCAAGATACACAATTGGTTTACCATCTGCCATATTTTCATTATACAACTTTTTGTTGTTTTCGTCAATCTGCTCCGCAAGTCTATCTTGTAATATGTTATATAACTTTTTACCAGTGTTTCCACCCATTATTACTTTACTGAATTCGTGTTCTTGTCCTTTGTTGGCAAGTTCCCTTGCCTTAGATGCCGAGGCACCAGAGGCACCTTCTTGGTCTGGATCTCTTTCGCCGGCACTTACAACATCGATTGAATCAAACTTGTAAAGGTCATTTCCTGCTTTGTCTGGTTTTCCATTGTATTGATTTAGAAGTTTCTGGAATTCCATTACTCTGTCAGAGCCAGCAATCATCACTATTCTGGTTCTGCCTTCTGCCTGTATTTTCTGTAGTGCTTGGATAATTGTTTTTACACCAGCATCGCCGATGGCCAGTTGTGGATAAAACATTCGTAAGTAATCTTGCTTTTCTTTAAAAGTCAAAGGATCAGTTTTATTATTTTGCTTCTGTGAAAGGAACACATAACCTTTTCCGTTGACCTGTTTGGCCATCGAAATGACTTTGTCTAATAATTTCTGGTGTCCTATTGTGGGAGGATTAAATCGACCAAAGGCAAATACCGCTGTTGAACGATCGTCCTCCTTAAGAAACAATTCCCTGAGGTACATCGTATTCGCCTTGTTTTATATTTTCTAATTCTCTGTCTGAAATTACTCTAGCAACCTGTTGCCTTGTTTCTTTAGGAAACATGTCAACAACATCGTCTTGTGTAGAACCAAACTCTTTAACATATTCTTTAGCCGCATCATCCACTAGATACATCCAAAGTTTTTGTGCTTTTTCATGATCGTACACGTTCTTTTTTATTTTTCTTTTTATGTTTGATATGATGGGCATAAAACGTCTACGATACAAGTCCTCGTTGTTCATGATGTATGAATCAAGTTCGTTAACTGCGTCTGAGTCTATGCCTTCTTTAATAAATTGTGATGCTCTCATATAAGCATATTTATTAGTAGAGGTTCTCCAAAAGCCACATGTAAAATGGTGATCCAAATGTGAAAGTCCATTTGCCGTTATGCCCCATTTTAGTGACATTTTTTAATGTTTCTGGCAATTTGTTGCCTGCCTCGGCCTGTTGTGTTGCCCATGGTTCAGCATACTCTGGAGTGTAAACACCTTCGAACACTAAAGAACCAATATCAATTTCATCTATTTCTATATTCTTGATGTGAAGCAATTGGTCTTTGAGTATATCGCCTTTGTCATTTACCACTGTTTGATCCAGTGTTTTGCCAGTCTTCTTGAGAACAAGTTCGTATGATTCACCCTCCTCAAATTCGTGTGTGAATTCTATTACTTGCGGTTTGTCTTCTGTTGCAGTGATATCACCTTTGAAATAACTTTTGTCAGCAACAATGATTTCCACGTGTGGCGCCTTCATCCACATTGTTGCAAAAAGTTCTATTTTAAATTTTAGTTTTTCGGTTGCCATTCAAATTCTAGTCCTGCTGTATGTCCTGTGTACGGAGTATTTAAGTCCTCCCTGAACAGTTCTATGACTATTTGAGTTCCTTCTAGGGCCACCTTCATATACTTGTCTGTTTGTTGCAGTACATCCGCCATCTTAGTTTTGCCATTCTTAGTACAGGTTATTTCTATTTTTTCCATTTGTACATCCTTTCGAATATTTCGGTGATTTCAATCCTACGTCCGCCCTGTGCCTCAAACTCGTCTATGAATTTGTCTATCAAGTTAGCCGCCAATCTTCTGTATTCTGGAAGTACATCTGCCTGTAATTTTTGTATCGACTTTTGTGGTACCGACTCAACTATTGTGCCAACAGGCATACTATCAATCCAACTTCCTGCCTTGCACATATCATTCTGTATCTTGTGTAGTTCCTTGGTTGGATTAAATGTAGGTAATATTTTACGTGATTCGTCTACAAGTACGCACATCAAAGTGCCAAAATAATCTTCTTTGTATATCTCTTTTTGCATTACTCTTCTATTGGAACAAACATGTCCTTTTCAAGATCATACTTGAGTCCATGCATTTCTGCGTTGTTGATTGTGCCGTTTTGTGCGGCATATAATTTCTTCATATCTATTGGTGTTCCGTCCTCGTTGAAACATTTTGGATTTTTTGCCCATCCTAATTTTTTATCAAGTAGTTTGATTCCGGTGTTTGGAATTCCACAAGCAAGGTTTAATCTTTTGAAATATTTCAATCCTACTTGTACACCATCTTCGCCTTGTTGTCCTGCTATATCCTGTCTGTATTCAGCACTGAAACTGAACGTTGCATCAAAGTCATCCGCTGGTTGATGTGCGAAGAAGAATCCAAAGTTCTTTTCCCTTGTATCCTGCTTAAGATCACTCTGTATGTTTTTGTAATTAATCGTTCCATCTAGATTAACACTTTCGGCTACTTCCAAGTCCATCGTGCCTGATGTTATATGACTTGGAAGTGAGAACGACCAACCGAAAGTTGTTTGCGTATCTTTGTGTATTTCATACGCCAACCTGTAAGATTCTGTTTCAATGTCTGAGAAATTTTTAATCAGACTGTTGCTTGTGGTGTTTACATTTGTGTGTCCTTTAGTGTAATCAAGACTCAATACATTATTTCCAAGTAAGTACTCTACACCTATGTTTCCAAAATTAGTGTTGTTGTTGTCTCCAACTGCAAGTATACCATCCGAAGAATTACCCAACCAAGTTTCTTGTTCACTCATCTGTCCTACACTTGTTTTCAATTTAAAGTTGTTATGCAACATAAAGTTCTTACCTATGTTTGCCGAGTAATCTCCGCCTCCGTTCTCACCTGTGTAAAATCCAAAATTGTAATTATTAAGTAGGCTGTATTGTCCGCCTTGTGAGAAAGAACCAAAACTTTGATTCACTGGCAAGAAAGTGTTGTTGTTCACCATTAACATTTCTGTGTCAGAATATTTTCTATTATCCTGTACAGTGATGCTTGAACCAAGATTGATGTAGTAATCTCTGTCATAATCATCTAGCACCATTATTTTCAGTCCCTGTAAATTTGAAAATGCTCCTGTAGAACCTGTGGCAAAGTATGTGTTGTTTAATGTTGTCACAGTTCCATCAACTCTGCCTGTTGTTGGAATACCTACTGCCCCTTGCGGTTTAGTTGCCTCGTCCAGGTCTAACATACCTTGTCCGTGAATATTGACATCATATCCATTAATGTTTGTGTCTGCGGTGTTCAAAACAAGTTGCACTAGGTTTTCACCTTTCATGTGTGGCCACATCTGATGTAAGATACCAACTGCACCTGTCACTTGCGGTGCCGCCATACTCGAACCACTCATCTCAGAATAACCGTCACCGGCAACACTTGAAAATACATTATTACCTGGTGCCAATATGTAAAAATCTTTTACTTGATATTTGTCATTACATTTGTTATCAACAATATCTAAACAGACGTGTCCTGATTTACTGCCTACAACCTGTCCGTCTTCTTTTGTGCCACCCCAGTTTCCTACAATAAGCATTTTGCCGCCTAGCACAAGGTTGCCGTTAGAGTCAACTTCTGTTGCCCATATACCTGGGTCAAGTGCAAATTCGGTGTTGACTTCTCCGTCTACCATCATACCGTTACCTGCTGAATTTACAAGTACCACATCGTTGTCTGTGCCAACTTTCCAATAACTGGAACTGCCTTTATTTGCAGTAATTACTGAAGATGAATATGTGCCGTCGTCTAATTTTTTAATTGTGCCATAGTGATTAAATTGTATATTTTTGTTGAAACTCATATTCACTGCAACAATGTTCATGCCTTCTCCGCCATCAGACTTTTTTGCTTTAAGTTTTACAATATCATGTAAGGCGTTCTGTGCCTGGCCCATATTTGCATTTGAATTTCCGTAATAGTCAACATTGGCGCCGACTAGTTCTGCATCATAGGCCACACCGTGAAACTGATTGTCATCTTTGTTACCTGCAATTATACCTGCCACGTGTGTACCGTGCGATTGATATTTTCCTTTATTTTCAACAATCGAGTCATTTAAAACGTAATCTTTGTACCATTTGTATTTGCCATCTAATGCTTCGTGATCTGTTTGTTGATATGTGTCTATAACACCTAACACAGATCCTTTACCTGTCCAACCTCTTGCATAGGCCTTGTCAGCATTGATGATTGATTTACTAGTATCCTTGTTGAATTCTGTTGTTCTAAATTCGTGTCCAAGTGTTTTTACTACCTTCTTCTCTTCTTCCTTTTTCTCTTCCTTCTTCTCTTCTTTTACTTCCTCTTCTTTTTCTACTTTATTCTCTTCTTTTTTAGTTTCTTCTTTTTTAGTTTCTTCTTTTTTAGTTTCTTCTTTTTTGGCTACTTTCTTTTCCTTGTCTGCATTAATTTTTGTTTTCTTGTCTGCCACATATGTCGCCACCGTGTTTTCCTTTTCTTGCTTGATTATTTCTTCTGCTTTCTTATCACTGGCAACTTTGTTATATTCTGTAAGAGATAATTTCTGTCCTTGGGATACTTTCTGTATCACTGGTTTCACATGGTCTTTCAAATATAATATTGCCGCATGGGCATTTTTGTAATCTTCACTGTTGTATATTTGCAATTTTGTGTCTGCATCTTGTGATTCAATAAGGTCTAGTGTTTGCGTCCATAAAGTTTCTGCTTGGTCCAGCATGGTTAATAGATTGCCAGCCTTTGCAATATCCTTTTCTGTAGGTCCTGTGATAATTGCAGAAAGTCCTGCCAAATTACCACTAGATATTGTATTATTAAATCCACTTAATAAAGATGAATAAGAACTTATTATGGATTCACTGCCTGTAAGACTTGACAGATCATCTTGCACAAAATTAGAAACAGAACCAATCGCACCACCGCCACCACCTCCGCCACAGGCTGTCAACGTAGTGGCCATTACACCCGATAGTACAATGTTTCTTAACTTTTTCACTGCAATAGATTCCCCATTATGAAAGCACCAAGTAAAAAGAAAAGTGCATATCTGGTTAATACTGAAGTATTCTTGAGAACTTTGTATCCGTTCTCTCGAAGGCATATAACATGGGCATCAATTGATTCCGATGTTATTTTCACATCAACTGTGTTGATCTGTTCTAGGTCATTGTCGTTCATGCTATTAGTATAACATATAACGGTAATGTGTCAACTGAAGTTGATCTTGCTAGAACCTAGTGTTTATGGAGTTTTTTAGTTGTTGTATAAGATTTTTGATACTGCACCAGCACTCATTCCTGAAACTTTTGCCCTTACCCATACAAAATTACCAGTAAAATTAGAACTGAAAGCAAGTGTTGATCCGTCTATATTGTCCCGTCCTATTGATGTTCCTGCTATGTCGAACCAATCATCTTCTGTTGGAGTTGTTGCTAGAGTCCCTTGCATCTTAATGCTAATATTTTCATCGTCATTCAGAGCACTATTCACATGGTACGCCACAGTGTGAACACCGTCTGGTTGAGAATAGTAGCCATCGCCTTTTGCTTTGTCGGTAACAAAACCTGTCATGTCAAGTGTAAACTCTGTAGAACCGTCAGCATCATCGCCTGTTGTAATTGTTTCTTCTACTGTGAATTCTGTCGTTGAAACAATTTCTTTTACAGTGAAAGTTGAATTATTGTTTTCAGTACCTGTGATTGTAACAAGGTCTCTTACTGCTAATTTACCAGAACCCGTCAGCACAGTTCCTGTGGATGAAATAGTGCCGCTAGTAGATATACTGATATCTGTTCCAGTGATATCAGTGCTCATGTGTGATTTTTCACTTGATAATGTTGTGCTTGTCTGTGCCATCGTTGTTATTTATTCTGTATTTTTCCTTTTGAATCTTGCTGTTTTTGGTCCAAGTCCATACACTGCGGCTAGTTCGTTTGGTTCTTGTCCGTCTACTGTCAATATGTTGATGTACTTGATTTTATAGGCTTTGCCGTCTGCTGATCCCAGTTCTTCGCAAATACAGTCATCATCACCTACTTTTTTCACACGTAGTAGGCTTCTTTTTATAACGGGAGATCCCATCCAGTTCTTTTGTATCATGCTCTCAACAATACTCTGATCGTTGAATATTTTCTTATCTCGTAGTTTTTTTATTGCCTGCATTTTTAACCTTTCTAAATTTGATCACTTTATCAATTGCCTCCTGTGCCATCATGTATATTGGAGTGATAAAACGTTCTTGTGTTACGTAGAAATAGCCTCCGAAACAATATGGACATCTATTTTCTAAATAATCCATCACGGCATACCCTGGAATATAACAGTGGTCTATGTTTCTTTCGATGAAGTATCTTAAGTTTTCTCTTTGTGTATCATTTATGTATAGTTGTGCGTCTTTTTTTAAATGAATTTGATAATGGTACTTGCCATGTGGTAATCTGGTGCAACCAATTGTATTTGGTTGGAGATCGTTCAATTTTGGATCCACACTTTCAGACCCTATCCAGTACTCCCAAAATCTTTCGATCAGTTGCTGTGCTAGGTTTTGATCGGAATAAAATATTGCTTTTTTTCCTTGAAATCTAAATTTAATTTTTTTCCTATTATTCATTATAAAATCTGCAAGAAAATGCATGTCAGGAGCATCCGGGTAATTTTTTTTGACTTGTAAAAGATGTTCGTTAGTGGTAGGATAAAACATCAAACTACCAGGCACCCGCAACACTGTCTTGTGCTTGAATAAACCATAGTATAATTTATTATGATGTTTTCTCATCTGACACCGTTGGCTTGACTTGGTCTAATATCTCAGTCTTTTTTCCTGCCTTAAAGTTTACTGTAAGTTTAGGCACAACGTCATCTGAAAGTCCTACCTCTACCATTCCACCTGCTGTCAGTTCACCAAACAACATCATCTTAGATAATGGCTTTTTGATCTCGTCGTCTATGACACGTTGTAATGGTCTAGCACCTAGTTTAGAATCGAATCCTTTTGTCATTAAAAATTCTATTGCATCGTCTGTTGCATTAACTTCAACATCTTTTTCGATAGTCATTGCGTTTAATTCTTGTAGGAATTTTTTCACAACAGATTTCATAGTCTCTTTGCCAAGTTTGTCAAATTTTATTACTGCATCTAATCTGTTTCTAAACTCCGGCGGAAAGAATTTTTTAAGAGCGACTTCGTCCTCGCCGGTTCTTTCACTTGGTCCAAAACCTATGTTGTTTCTTTCATTCTCTTCCGCACCTAAGTTAGAAGTCATTATGAGTGTGATATTTCTACAGTCTGCTTTCTTACCATTTGAACCAGTAACCGTACCATAGTCCATAACTTGTAATAGCATATTAGACACATCTCGATGTGCTTTTTCAATTTCATCAAACAGTACCACTGCGTGTGGATTCTTTTCTACTTCATTTATAAACATACCACCGCCCATTTGCGAATCTTCATATCCTACATATCCTGGAGGTGATCCAATTAATTTTGCAATTGAATGTTTTTCTTGATATTCAGACATGTCAAATCTTACAAGTTCAACTCCCAGTGTTTTTGCTAGTTGTCTAGCAGTCTCAGTCTTACCACAACCTGTTGGTCCTAAGAATAAGAATGATCCAACTGGTTTGTTTAAACTTTTTAATCCTGCTCTTGCAACAAGTATTTTGTCTGTGATTGTGTTTATTGCTCTATCCTGTCCAAAAACTTGTAATTTCATTTTTTCTTCTAGTGTTTTCAAATTACTTGCTTGTTTCTGAGATAATTGTTCAATACTAATTCCAGTCATTTGTGATATCTCATGGATTATTTCATCATGATCAATCTTACCATCTTTGACTCCTTTTAATCTCAATCTAGCACAGGCAACATCCAAGACATCTATTGCTTTATCAGGCAGTTTCTTGTCTGCTATAAATTTGCTCGAATAATCAACTGCGTCTTCACAAGCCTCGTCTGTAATAGTGCATTTGTGAAACTTCTCATAATATTGTTTTACACCTTTTAGTATTTTGATTGAAGTTTCCTTAGTCGGTTCACCCACTTGCAATCTTTGGAATCTTCTCATAAGTGCTCTGTCTTTTTCGAAATACTTTCTGTACTCCTCCCAAGTTGTAGAAGCAACAACTTTAATTGTTCCTTTAAGAAGTGCTGGTTTAAGCATATTGGCCATATCCATGCTGTTGCCTTGTCCTGTTGCACCTGCACCTACCATCATATGTGCTTCGTCAACAAATAGTATTGATTTCCCTTTTTGATCAAGTGCATTTATAATCAGTTTTAATCTCTCTTCAAAATCTCCTCTAAACTTAGATCCTGCTATCAATGAATTAGTGTCCAGGCTCCATACAATATGATCTTTCAGATATTCAGGAACATCTGCTTTGTTCTTGGCTATACGTCTAGCAAGTCCCTCGACTACTGCTGTCTTACCAACTCCTGGGTCACCAACTATTAATACATTGTTCTTGTTTCTTCTTGCAAGTATTTGTTTTAGATTCTCTGTTTCTTCTTCCCTACCAATCACGGGATCAATTTTCTTGTCAAAATATTTTTGGTTAAGATTTTCACAGTAACTTTTTAGAATTCTATCTGCTTGATTTGGTCTAAGTCTTTGTTCTTGTCCCGGGTGTACACCGCCCATTTGTGCCATGCCTTCGTCTAGTATTGTTTCTGTAGACACTAGATCCATTAAGTCTTGTTTGTTTACTTGATGTTTCTTTAGAAAGAATGCCGCATAACTTTTCTTCTCTGCAAAAATTGATATGAGAATATCTATTGCATTGACATCTTGTCTGCCTTGGAATAATGCCTGAGTGAATGCTCTGTTCATTAGTCTTTCTAATGATGCAGTCTTTCTTGGAGTGACAGGCTCCTTTCCTTTTGTAACAATGTCATTACATTTTGTATCAAGGTAATCTTCTACATCACGTATCAAGGTTGGCATTGGCACTTTAAAATCATGTAGAACTGTGCCAATGTTCTCATCTTTAATAAGTGCTAACAGCACGTGTTCTATTGTGACGTACTCGTGTCTTCTCTTCTCGGCTTCCTTAACTGCATTTTCGAATATGTTTTCTAGGCTTTCGTTTGCTTCTAACATTTCCACTCCAATCTATTAATCCTTTTTGTATCTTTAAATGTGTTGCTATGTCTTTGTCGTCCCATTCCAATTCCTGCTGTATGGCCGCTATCAATCTTTCCACATCTTTTTGTGTCTGTGTTTGTTTTGCATATGTGCCATTTAATATTTTCCATGCCTTAGTTTCCTTTGGTCTTTTTATTTTTTGTTTGCCATTTCCCATCGTAGTTTAGATACCCTTTGATTAAACGTAATACCGTCAAGGTGATCGCATTCATGCTGGAAACACTTGGATTCCATTCCATCGAGTCTTGCTGTTTTTGTTTCACCTTTTGTTGTTTCATATTGTACTTCTACTGTCTTTGGTCTTTCTACTTTCAACCATACTCCTTTAAAACTTAAACATCCTTCTAAGTCTATAACTTTTTCTTCACTAAAACTTATCACCTTTGGATTCCAAATTATAGCATGTTTTTGAAATGTGTCAAATGTTTCATGACCTATCGCAAAGAATCTTTTGGTAATGCCTACCTGGTTTGCGGCCAGTCCCATTCCTTTCTCGTCCAGCATCAACTTGATGTAGTCGTTTTCAAATTTTTGCAGGTCGTCGTATCCTTCAATGCTGTCATCGTGCGACCACTCCGTGCTAGTCTGTAGCAGTGTCTCGTGTGGGTATTGGAACAGTTGTATCATAGGTCTTTAATCTTTTTCAAATCCTGTGCTGACAGTTGTGGTATCAGTATGTGTATCTTGACATACAAATTACCTTTAATATTTAATGTTTTATGGACAGGCATGCCTTGCCCTTTGACAGCCAACAGGGTGTTTGGTTGTGTGCCTGCAGGCACTTTAACTTTTATAATTTTATCCTCCAGTGTTTTCAAATTGAATTCATGTCCTCGCACCGCCTGGAAACAGTCTATTGTCTTGTCTGTGTACAAGTCGTTACCCTTACGAGTATAGCCATCGGAATCCAACACACTCATTACCACCATCAAATCTCCTCGTGGTTGATTCTTGATGCTATCATCTCCCATTCCAGAAAATTTAAATGTCACACCGTGTTGCACTCCTGCCGGTATTTTGACAGTGGCAAATTCTTCCCTACCAGATGGCAGTTTGTAGTTGATTGTTTTCTCATTATTCATCATTGCTTCTTTGATCGAAATTGCCATCCTCACTTGTACATTCCTGTTGCCTCTTTGTTGATGTCGTCTAAATGGACGTCCTCCGGTTGTAAAGTTAAATCGCCCTCCCAAATCCATATCACCATCGCCAAAGCCTGAGAAAAAATCTCCAAATATGTCTTCGTTGAAGAAAGGATGTTGTTGGTTTCCCGTACCTCCAAATTTACGCATGGTGTCGTAGTCATGTCTCTTCTGTGAGTTCTTCAGTGTGTCATAGGCTTCGTTTGCTTCTTTGAATCTTGCTTCGTTGCCGCCCCTGTCAGGATGTTCTTTCTTTGCTATATCTTTGAATGCTTTCTTTATTTGGTCAGAAGAAGCGTCCTCAGACACACCTAGTATGTCGTAATAATTTTTCATTTAGTATATTGTATAACAGATTGGTGATCTGTCAATGTGTGGTAATTATTTCTTGATGTCTGTCTTCTTGCCGTTGACGTAAAGTCCAAACCAGGCCGCACCAGCACCAACCACAACAGAAACAAATCCTGCCTGTGCGTTGTTTGGAGCATCTAGGGCCATGAACCACTGCATTGTGTTGTAGAAAACTAGTCCATACAATGCCATCATTATTCTCGGCACTGTTCTCCAATTAGATAGGAACTGTGGTAATTCATCTCTTAAGAAAACCCAAACGATCTTAATTAATGCCCAACCGTCTTTGGCACCTTTTTTGACCATGCTGTCTTTTTTAACAATAAGTTTATCTTCTTTTAATTCAGCCATTATCTTAAACCCTCTATCTTTGCGTCTCTTTTTCTATGACCATTCCATGCAACAAATCCGCCTGCTCTCAATGACCAGTATGCTAGTCTGTTCATTGTGTAGAATCCGTTGACGATAATGTTTATGTCTCTGAAAATTTCGTCTGCTCTTTTCTGTGTGAGTTCACCCATTGTTTCTTTTTTGTTTTTCTTTAATAGTGTTTTGTACTTGTATGCGTAGTCATGAACTAGTCCACCAATTAATAACACTCCAACCGGTGAGAAGAATGTTCTCAAGAATTTAGGAATACTTGCACCGTCAAATTGGAAACCTGATGGTATCACATATTCTTCTCCATCAATGTTGTACTTCCAATCTTCTGTCAATACCCAGTTCCTTGTAGAAAGCAACCACATCACGATGCCTTTCCAGAAACCCTTGCCCTTAGTCGCAATAGGTACAGGTCTCAAAGTTGGCATTTCTTTGTAATTGAATTTTAATTTTGTTTTTGCTCTCTTGTCTGTGAAGTTTATTATTGCGGCAATAATAACGACAGCGATCAACACTGTCCATTGCCAAAATTTCATTGCTAATGCTATAATCAGTTCCATAGTTCTCCTCGGTTAATATGCGTATTTATTCCCAACTTTTCTTTTCTCTGTATGCTTCTTCGTGTCTTCCTAGGATGTCCAGTATTTCCCAAGTGCCGTCATCTTTGATTCTAACCTTTGCATCCACTTTGTCACAGGTCATTGTGAACACCGTCTCACCCGGATACATTTTCTCTCGCTTCTCTGGGTCTCTGTAATCTCTTTCTGCTTCTCTTTTATTCTTTAAACAGTCCATCAAGTTCTCACTTGCTCTATGATCAATCAAAACTCTTGATCCGTCTTCAGCAATGGCAAATATACAAACAGCAAACACAACACCATTTTCAGGTTCTGAACTTGAAGTCTTGTGTTCCTCGATCATTATTTTCTCTGCTGGTTTCTCGTGTTCATGATCATGATCTAGTTTACATTGATTGCTGTGATCATTTTCTCCACACCCATAACAATCTGCTAGTGACACAGTTGTGAACAAAAACATTATTGTCAGTATGTAGAATAGTATTCTCGCCATGTTATGCTCCTGAGTGTACTTTTATAATCCTCATTCCGTATTTTGTCTGCGAATCTTCTTCCAAATCCGCTTTCAATATTTTACAAGCAAACTGGACCCTGTCCTGCTTACCGTTGGAATCCATTTCCCTTTGTGCTACTCTCTTTGATTTCATGCAGGCAGATAGATTGGGTTTGAAAACGTGTTCAATCATTTTGCCGTTTAGATACAATATCAAGCCAATTACACCTTCCTTGTCAAGATGTTTCTTGCCGGGTTTGTATTCTAATGCAGTTACGGTTGTTGTTAGTAAAAATAAAACAATTAAAATTCTAGTGACTATTGCCATTTGTGTATTTCATCTCTCTGTTGCTGTCTTTCAATTTCTCGACATCTTCTCTGAGTAATTTTACATCTTCTTGGAGACGTTTTATGTTAACACCGTTGTTCATCATGTTTTCCATACGCTCTTGAATTTTTTCCACTTGCATGGCGATGTGTTCTATCAACATGAACTGTTCTGAATCTGCCGGTGGGGAACCTAATTCACCACGTGGCCATTTAATCCTAAATTCGTTGTTCTTGTCGATGTCAGCGCCTAGCCTTTGTTCTACTTGCTGTAAGTCTTTCTCAGACAGTTGTGCTTTTGTTTCGAGGTTATTCAGTCTTTCTATGACACCAAAGTACGCCCAAACCCCAACCGCTACTGCGGCCAAGATGGAAAGTAAATTCCGCATTGGCATTGAAATTGATGTTGAATCGCTGATCTTCATAATAGTAGTATTTATTCTGATAGACCTTTATTTTTTCTCTACTAGGTTCATCAGATCTTGTACGGTCTGGACTTTATCACCGTCGTCCTCTGATATTTTCACCCCTGTCGCTTTTTCCACCTGTATGCACAATTCTATTGTGTCAAATGGATCTGCACCTAGATCATTCACTAGGTGTGCTTCTGGGGTGACCTTGCTTTCCGCAACATCTAGGTGTTCTGCTATTACTTTAATTACTGTCTGCATTCTCTTCTCCCTCGTAATATTTCTTGTACTCTTCCAGGAGACTATTGGTTTCCTGTAATTTCTGTCTTATCTGTGCGAAGTTCCTTGCAAGTACCTGGAAGTCCTTGTCTGTGATTCCGAATAGCACGGGGTCTATACCTGCGTCCTCTAGTTTCTTGAATACTTCTTCTGCGTTTTTGCTTGTGATGATGATCCATTTGATCTCTTCCATCTGCAACGGTGTGGGCATCTCGTAGTTCAATTTCTCCCTTGGCTTCTCAACTGAGAATATCTTGATCTTCTTCTCACCACCTATACTACATCCTGATAATAGCATACACACCATCAGTGGTACTGCTACTATCCATGCTAGTCTATGAGTTTTATCTTTATTGATGTGGTACATAATTTGGATTCGCTAGTGCTGGGCACTCTGGGTTGATTTGTGATTTTAAAGTTGCTTTTAATTCTTCTTCTGTGTGTTCGGCACCTGACGCCAGTTCAATGCATCTCGCCGCATTCTTGCCACCCTTGTTTATTACCCTCTCAACAGATGTGGTTCTCTCTAATGCTAGTTTGCCGATGTCTCTTTTTTTCTTTGTGAATCTTTTGTCTAGGTCATTTAAATCTTTTTTAAATGTGTTGATCAATACATTAAGTTTCTTGTTGCTTTCCATTATTGCTTCGAAGTCTTTTTTCTGTTGTTCCAAAACTTTAGTTTGCTCAGCGACGGCAGTTTCAAGTTTAATCTGATTTGCTTTCAAGGTGGCGTTGTCTGCCCTCAATTTCATAACATACATACCGGCTCCAGCAATACCAGTGATAAGGATCACTGCGAAAATCATTTTGATACTTGAAAACATTATTCGTATAAGCCGGACTTATAAACAGTCTTGCCATTCTCCTTTGTAGCAGTCAGCACATGTTTTCTGTTTCCTTCTGACTTATAGGAAACGTGTACCCAACCCGAATCAGGTATGCCAGGTGTGTAAAATTCTAATATGAGTTGATCGAACTCAAGATTTTCTCTTATCCAATTTGCTACATCATAGTTTGGCGTGCCAGGACATTCGATATCTACTGCCTCACCTTTGCAGTGTTGTGATTTACTCGAGCCTCCAACTGCTTCATTTAATGCTGGTCCCCTGTATCCTGAATTGATCACTGTGACACCAAAGTTGTCTCTTACTTTCTGCACAACATTTTCAAACAATTCTTTGGCACTTGCTAGATGTTCTTCGTTGGGAGTGTTGTCAATGCCTTGCCTGGTTGCAGTTTGACTTTTTACAAATTCCTGTAATGTGAAGTTCGCACTTAATCTCATGTAATTATTTATCAATATATGCGTATATTATTTTACCAACCGCTTTTACTTATTACGGCAGATTGACCATCTTTGCTGAAGATAAACTTATTTTCAGTTGTTTTGGTAATGTTGTAGGGACCAAAATATTTTGTCAGGTGTGTGCATTCAGCGATTGAATTCATGTCAATAGCAAATGCTTTTGCTTCTTTTATAATTTCGTTTGTGGCGCCTATCTTGTGCATTTCAAAACTTATGGTTTCATTAGATCCGTGTTTCTTAAAATTTAACTTGTTTTCTGTTATATTACATTCCAGCATTTGATATTTGTCAAAGAAACTTTTTGCTTCACTGACTTTCATTTCGTTTACTGTTTGATCATATGCTTCTGGTGTAGTTGGAACACCCTCTCCTAATCCTGCATTCAAACTTGTTGGATTTGTACCTTTGTGATATGTGTAACTGAATTCTTCTATGTTTGTAAGTTTCTTCAAGTCCTCAACAAATGCCATAATTTGATTTGCAACTTCTGGAGTTCTAGCAAACTCTATGAAAACCTTATGCTTTCCATCCTCCAAGGTGCCTGGAGTAGAGTCGGCATCTAGCACTGACGAGTAACCTGCCTCTGCAAAACGTTCTAAATCTTTAGCGGGTGCATGTCCATCAACACTGAAAGCAAGGACCAGAATGTTCCTGTCTTCGCCCATCTTTGATTTGAATTGATCAATACTAAAACTAGGTGATACAACACCCTCTAGATCACCGGCTTTTAAACCTTCGTTTATTTGCATTAGATTATTTCTCCTGATGCTGAGTCAGTTGGTTCTTCTTTCTCAATTTCATCTTTGCCGTGTTTGAAATTGCCAATAAGTTCTTTTGGCATTTTAATTTCAACCACCCAAATATCATGAGCATCAATTTTTCCTTTTGTGGTTCCAGGTCTGTAATCCGCTGGAGTTTTAATCTGTCTTGGTTTTAATAATTCGTCTCGCTTATATGAAACTTTACAGCCTTTATCAAGCAATCTCTTTCCACCTGCTGGATCTGGCATCTTGTCTGCTGGCCACATGAAAGAACACGTGACAAAGTGTCTAGAATCTTCTGGGCCTGAAAGCAATTCGCCTTCTTCCCAATTCTTAAAAACATATACGTCTAATTCGTCTATCACACGCTCGAAGTCCTTTAATATTGAAAGAGTAGGACCTACTGCGTATAGTGATTGTACGTTTTTTATAATATCTAGAACATCATGCATAGTAATTCTTATTTATGATAAAATTTGGCTGACAAATATATGCACTGTTATTGGCTGTTTTTGCCCTTAAGTATTTGTACATGAGTCGAACACACAGACACATTATATCACAATATAAACCAACCTACGAGGGATCATATGCTATTATACAGAAGTCTACAAATGCGGCCTTTATTTCAGCGGAAATTATGGAAATTAATGAGGAAACAAAGGGTATACGACAAGAGAGCGAAGTTGTATATTTTGAATCAACATTGGCTGAAAATCAGGAAACAGAAAGACAGAAGAAGACGGAGAGTGCTAAGGAAAATATTCAAAGCAAGGCAGTTGTCTATGCTTCGTCGTATGTATAGTGAGTCTATTTGATAAATTGATCTAGTACGTTTCCGTAGGCCTTATGGAAATGTGCATAAAGACTTTCAAAGGGGATTAGGTCTCCAAAGTTCGGCTGGCCAGGAACTTCACACTTCAGGACTTCTTCGTTCACTAGATCCAGCACAACTCCTGAATCGAGTATTTTCCCTGGTCCACATTTCTTTTTTGACAATTCAATTAATTCGTCGTACCCACCTTTTGCATTGATACTATATTTTACTATTAGAAATCTTTTTTTGTCGTGCTTTTTGCCCATTACTCTACCGGCTCACCTTCGAATGACATCCAATATCTATCGACTAATCCGGCATTGCAACCTGAGTGCATTGATGTGCCATGCCACTCAAATGCTGTTCCTTTAGGCAGGCCATATGCAACTCTATCTTTATCTAGAAAGAATGCATGGCCAAGATGGCTTGTGACTGCCACCCACACCCTTTTGACTTTCTTAATTTTTTTATCTGGATTTGCTTTTTGTTTGAAACCGTTGTACCTGTCTATGTGCGGATGTGAAAACATTCCAGGCCTCATACCATTTATTTTAACTACTGCATTAGAATATTCAATGCCATATTTTTCAAAATATTTTTTTGGTACACATTCTTTTACTTCCGGGAAGTCTTTGCTGTGCCATTGCCTTATGCCTGTTTTTTTTGCATATAGTTCTGTGCTTTTATCCTCTGTTCGGTTACGGTCTGTAGGAAAGAAGAATGCTTCTTCTACAAAAAACTCTTTGGGTTCTATGTTTTTTGTTATATGATTAACCTTTTCCCAATCGAGATCTAGAACTTCAGTTTCAATACCTTTTAATGACATAGTGGTATTTATTTGCTATTGGGATAGCCTTGCAAGTTTTATCATAACACTGGCTAGATTTATTTCTGGATCTGCTACAAAAGAATGATCCACCAATCCTTGTTTTATTATCAGCACCGCCTTGTCCTGTGCGTCCTCATCTTTGCTGATGATATCCAAGTTGTCATACAGCCATCTGTATATTTCTTCACACTCCTCTGGCCTTGCCTGGGCACATACAAGTTTCCTTGCTTCTTGTATCTTGCCTTGCTTGAACAGTTCAACCATTTGTAATCTGTAATCCTGTTGTCCAGAATCTCCTGACTGTGGAGGCATCAGTTTTCCATCTCTGCAATTTTGTTGTATCATGTTGATGCACTTTCTTAGATCAGGATATGATGCTTTTACGTATGTGTCCAACACTTCTATGTCTGGTTCCATCTGTTCCGCTATCAATATCTCTGCTGTCCTTGCCGTGAATTCGTTCTTGTCAATAGTCTCCATGTGGAATCCTTGGCACCTTGAATGTAGTGCTGGAATGACCCTGTTTGGATAATTGCAAGTCAAAATAAATCTTGCTGATGTGTGATACATTTCCATCACACCACGTAATGCCGCCTGTCCGTTTGGACTCATGTAGTCTGCCTCATCTAGCAAGACATATTTGTATGCACCAAATGGCATGATCTGTACAAACGAATTAATTTTTTCTCTTACTGTGTCTACTGAATTTTCTCTTGAAGCATTTATTTCTAGTATGTCATAACTGCTTACTTCTAGTTCTTGAAACAATACCTTTGCAAGTGTAGTCTTACCCACACCCGGGGCACCACTTAATAATAAATGTGGGATCGCTTTGTCATTGATCCATGTTTGTATTTGATTCCTTTGTGCTTCATCACGTACCACATATTCTTTTAGTGTTTTCGGTCTGTATTTTTCTACCCAAAGTTCTTTCATTTACGTAACCATTTCCTTGCCGCTTCTATTGGATTTTTTAATCCGTCGTATGTTGAATCTATAAACTTAATATGTTTATAAAGGCTTTGTGACAGTTTGTCAACAGTGTTTTGAAGTTTATCAATCTTTTTGTTGAGTGCTTCAAGTTCTTTTTTTGTCATCACAAAGCCTATTATATTATTTTTTGTATTTCGCCGCTTCTTCAGAGCCACCTGTTGCAGTACCTTTACTATAACTGTGGGCACCCATGCCAGCAAGTTCACCGTTCTGCACGATTAGGTATTGGTTCCTAATTGGTGTGCCGTCAAAGAAACATTCAAGTATTTCTCTGACACCGTCAGCATATCTTGTCTGTGCTGATAGTGATGTTCCTGATGTGTGTGGTGTCATACCGTGATTTGGCATTGATCTCCAAACGTGATCATTTGGTGCTGGTTGTGGGAACCAAACGTCTCCTGCATAGCCAGACAGTTGTCCACTTTTCAATGCATCAGCGATGGCTTCTCTGTTACAGATTTTGCCTCTCGCAGTGTTCACAATGTAAGCACCTTTTTTCATCTTGCTTATCATTTCAGCATCAAATAAGTTTTCTGTCTCTGGGTGTAGTGGACAGTTGATTGTCACAACGTCACATACCTTGACCATTGATTCAACTGACTCATGGAAAGTGAGATTTAACTCTTTCTCCACTGCTTCAGGCAATCTGTGTCTGTCAAAGTAATGTAGATGTACATCAAATGGTTTCATTTTTCTCAAAGCATCAAGACCGATTCTTCCTGCCGCAACTGTTCCGATGTGCATTCCTTCCACATCATAACTTCTCTGTACTGCGTCAGCAATATTCCAACCACCTTCATTAACTATTCTATGTTGGTTGTGGTAGTCTCTGACCATTGAAACGATCATCATGACAATGTGTTCTGCAACTGATCTTGAATTACAGTAGGTCACTTCAACAACATCAATCTTGTTGTCCATTGCCGCTTGTAAATCCACGTGATCAGATCCGATACCTGCCGTGATAGCCATTTTAAGGTTTTTTGCTTTTTCTATTTTTTCCCTTGTGAGATAGTAAGGAAAGAAAGGTTGTGATATAACAACATCAGCATCAACAATGTGTTTGTCGGCTTCGCAGTCGTCACCATCTTTGCTAGACGTCACAACTAATTCATGTCCTGCGTCTTCCAAGAACTTTCTAAGTCCTAGTTCACCCGACACACAACCTAGCAAATCACCTGGATTGAAATCTCTTCCTTTTGGTGATGGTAGCGTCATGCCATCTGGATACTTCTCTAACTTGGGGAGATCCGTAAGTGGATAACTCTCAGGCATTCCGCCTTTAGGGTCGTCGTATAATACGCATAGTATTTTCATTTTATCTCCTGTTAGTGTTATTGATTATACAGAATTCTCTAGGTATTGTCTATATAATTGTTCCTGGGCCATGTTTTTACCTTTGGCCTCGACCTGTATGTCGAAGTTTTCCGAGAACGATAGTGCCCAGTCGTTAACCTTCCTGTTTGGTAATAGGTCCGAGTGTGCTCGTAGTTTCTGTTTTTTGCAACCTCTGTCTAGTAAATCTTTGATGTTGTGCATCTCTGTGTGTGTTTTGTCACCTAAGTCTGCAACTGCCAAGTGTTCATCTCTTGAATAAGAGTAGTGCATACTAGGCCTTACACCACGCCAACTGTCGATAACTCTTTTCACTCTGTCGTCATTTGCTTCAATATATTCCTCGTCTCTGATCCAATGATGATGTATGTCTAGCACAAGAGCAAGATCCTTTTCCAATTCAAGACTGGCATCTAGTCCCCAACCCATTTCGTCATTCTCGATTGTGATCAGATTACGTGCCTCGGGAGATAACCTTGGTAGTGCTTTACGTATGCCATCAGGTCCTTGTCTGCCAGAGATGTGTACATTAATCTTGCAACCATCCTGGAATGACTTACCAAAACCCATCCAACGTGCCATGTCGGTATGGTATTCAAATTCTTCTATGCTACGTTCTACAATATCTGGTGTTGCACTTGAAAGCACACAGAATTGTCCTGGATGGAAACTTACCTTTACGCCTAGTTTTCTAGCCATTTCACCTACAGGTGCAAATAACTTAGGCAGGTGGTTCTGTAATTCTGGTCTCTGCCACCAAGACTTCCAATCTTTTTCAGTGTAACCTTGAAGCATCTCACTACCTAGTCTCACCATCCTACGTTCAGGTGGCAGTGAGCCAACACGTTGTACCAGTCTACGTGCGGCAAGTGTGTTGTGTGTTAGTATGTCCCATTGGCGTTGTTCTGCCTCGTCCTTGTGCTCACGTAGCCAACGCATGGTTGTGGATCTGCCATTAAGTTCTCTGTCCTTGGCATTTACTTTCATGCCGCCAAATTCTTTCTCAGAGTTCAACCATTTGCAACAGAAACCAAAACGTCTTACCATGCCTTTATTGTAACAGATATATGTAGTTTGTCAATCTTTATAGAAGGCCCACTGGCCAATTATATCACTGCACTCCAGTTTGAAACCGTATTCTCTGTCGATGTCTCGCAGTATTTTGTTTGCCTTGGCCATGTTCAATCCTATGTCTGCTGGTAATGGCAAGGCTTCTATCTCTTTTTCTTTCATTGCTTTGGCGGCCTGTACCCTGTGCCAACCATCTGTCAACAAATAGTATCCGGAATCTTTTATGGGAGTTACAAGTATTGGATCAAACGGCTCTTCTTGTTTTTTAAGTTTGTTTATCCAACCTCTTTTTTCTTTATTAAGAGGACGTACTGCACCGAGACCCATTTCAGCCATTGTAACAAGTTTATCAATGGGCACGAGTGTCCTTTTGAGTTTGATCTTTTTCATTACTTAATGCCTTTAATTTTTTTATATGTTTTGTGGAGTGCATAGAACCATAATCCATTAATGCTTGGCTCAACAAGTGCAACAGCACCGGCCTCCCATAAACTGGCTCCTGTCATCACACTGACCACAGTCATTGCTATTATAATATGGCCAAATGTATAAATCAGTGCAAGTCCTAAACTTGAACTAGTTAATAATTTTTGAAATGCTCCTTGTATGCCTTGTGTAAACTCAGTCATTGCCCGGAAGTGATGTCATTTGTTGCATTCCACCAGTGTTGACGTATCCTGCTTGTTTTCTATTGAATTCTGGTTCATCGTCTGATACAAGGAGAATGTCATTCTCGTCAATCATTCTGACTTCTAATTCAACGCCTATCTCACCGGCAGATCCTTTTTCTTTTCTTTTAACTTTGAATGCTCTTGACCATCTGCCATGTGCAACCAATATCCATTGTCCGACTTTAACGTCATCTTGTAACCTACCTACGGCGTATACTTTGCCCCATCTAGGGTGTATGCCTTCTGCGGTGCCGTCGTCGTCAACTAATATGATTCCACCTTTGGATTTTGTTTCTCCAAAGTGCATATCGGATACCAACACTCTTTTCTTAAGTGGGATTATATCATTCTCCACGGTGTATTGCTTACCACCATGAGAACCAAAACCTTTGTTCTGTAAGTCTTCTATCTGTCCCATATAGAAGTATTATATAAGATTTATTCTAGTCCGTCAAGAGCCGCTTCTATGCCTTTTTTAGGCGAGGCTTTTGGTTTTGTAGATTTCGTTACCTGTTTGGCTTGTGGCTTTGCAGTCATCACTGGTTTAGGTGCTGGTGCAGTCTTTCTAGGTGCCTGTGGTTTTGCTCTCGCAGGCCTGTCATCGACTCTGCCCTTTGGTTGCTCGTAGTATTTTTTTATGACTTTGTCTTTTGACGTAATTATCTGACCGCCTGGTCCTAGCACATCACCACGTGCATTCACGTTCATGTTTCCAACTGCTATTTGATCTTCGTTGGTTGCTCTCAATTTTTCTATGTCGATCATTCTGCCCTGCATAGATCTGTACATTCTTTTTCTTGTTGGTCTTGCTACCATAATATGCTCCTATTACAATTACTTATCATCACGTTGATCACCTGGTCCTAAAATATCTCCAGGAAGGTCGCCATAGACGATCAAAACACTCCTAGGTTCGTCGCTGTCATTTACCGCTGTGTGGGTGTGCTCTAAAGTGTTGATCAGACATGGCCTATTCTTAAATGGTACCACGCCTGCTTTACCAAGTTTGAAATGATTTTTAGACCAATCGCCCTTCAAAGGCCAGTAAAATTTTTTACAACCTCGTATCACACTGTATTTTTTTCTACTATAATGGTCATCCCTGTGCATGAATAGATGGCTCTTTGGATACAGAGTCTGCATTGAAATACTTAATATATTTTTGTAACCGACTTTATCTATTAAGAGTTCTTTCATTTTAGGTGCTTTAGACCAATCCATATCTAGAAACGGAAGATCTGATTTTGTAGGTGAGTTTGTCTTTATATCCATTACTCCTCGAAAGGCTCCTGTGATATCTCTTACATTAATAGCATTCATCTCCTCAATGATGTCATCAACTTCTGGAGTTTCGATGTCTAAAATCTTATATGGTGTGTAATCAGTGTCTGTTTTCCACCAGTGTGGACCATCACCATTTGCCAGATAACTTTTTATACTTTCAGGAAATTGGTTTTCTAGCACACAAGGTCTATCAACAGTAAAAACATATTTTGTAAAGAGATTCTTTCCGAAATCTCCACCGTCTATTTCTGTAAAAACCCTATCTAGAAACACCCCTAATTTTGTGTGTATCCAGAGTTTCATGACTCCACCTTCGTCCCACATGGCCGCGGCAGGTTGATGTTCACTCCCATTTCCGTCAACGTAGTATCCTGTGTAAAGAGTGTGCTCTATACTTTCATCATTCAGTTTTACATCTTTGATTTCTGTTCTCTGTCCTGTATAAGGCAAGTTTAATTCGTACCACCCATCATCTAAACTGAAATCTTCATCCAGTTTGAAATCTGTTCTATTGCCCGATAGGTCTAGTAGGAAATTTTCTTTTATGGGCCTGTTGCTCTCAATAGAAATCTTCATCGTAAAAATTCTTTGATGTCTAGATTGTAAAGTAAAGGGTTAATCTTGTGTACTCCAATCAAGAACAAACAGAAACTGGCCACACTCGATCCTCTTCCAACTCCCCATACAATGTTGTTGGCTCGTAGTGTGTCAACAAAATATATTAAGAACTGTAACACTTTTACAAATTTTTTCTTCTCGAATAAATCATATTCGGTTTGCACTCTCATCTTTTCCTCATCGTTTTGGCATTTGTCTAATAGCCATTGTAACACATTTATTTGATAATACTTCTCTGGCATGTGCCAATTACCAATATTTATTGTGTCAAATTCTTCCACAGATTTTCTGTCTGGCACTGTTTTAATCAGCGGAAACCCTAATCCTGTCTGTTTTATTGCGTTGTTGTATTGCTCTGTTTCGCTGAAGAACAATTTAGAAATATCAAAGTCTGGATTGTTGTAAAGTAGGTCTATGGTTTCCTGTTCAGAAAATACCACATCACCGTGTTCATTTGTTTTTGTCTTTGCCGCCATCTAAAACCTTTGGTTGGAACTCAAATATTTTAGCATGGTACTCGTGCTGTTTGTCAACAGGAATCTTTTGATTGTTCCAACTGAAATGTCCTGTGTATATGCCTTTGTCCAATTCTTCATCATATGTCGCCGTGTCGGGTCTTAACCACCATGGATCAAACGTGTTGTATTTTTCCGAGAACCAGTCCGGTCTATCTAAAAGTATAAGCTCTTTGCTGTCTTTGTCAACCGTATAGGTAATACCGTCGCCCTGCCAGGAACTGAGTGATATGTGATTTATGACAATCTTACTATCTAGTATGCTGTTGGCCTTGCAGAAACACACGGCCGCCATTATCTGATCGTAAGGTGGTTTTGGTAACTCGATAAACCTATTATTGGTATTAGTTTTCAAAATACCATATAATTTTTCATCACGCCATGTGGTAATTGTATTTGCAAACACTTGTTCAAAAAGACTTTTCAATCTTTCAAAGTATTCTGTCTGTTCTTTTAAATTTGCAGTGTGAGGTGTGAGTGATATTTCTACCTTGTACTCGTTAGGAAAAAGTTCTCCGTCGACGATTATTATTGATTTAAATTTAGTTTTCCAAGTGAAACTGTTTGACATCAACAATACTTACTAGTCTATGTTGATCAGGTCTCCAATATCTGGTTCGTTCCTTAATTTCTTGTTGTTCTTGTGCCAGGCCTCAATTCTTCTTTGTCTGATGGCATCACGATATGTGTTGAGAGCCATTTGTAGATTGGCCAACATTTCAGGATTACGTCCACGTCTTGCTATTGCAACTTTTCTTGTGAGATCTTTAATCCTTTTTGAAATGTCCTCTTCGGACATATTACCTATTTCTTCTTGCATTGGATGGAAATACATCACCACCTCCTATTAGATATAGTTTTTGCCTAACTGATGCATCAATATGGTAGTGCCTCCATCTGCACTCATGAATTCATACAGATATCTACCTGATGTTGGACATGTGATTGTTTTAGAACTGCCATCTCCGCCATCAACATTTTCTGATACTTTCACACTGTTTGGAATTGTGATTGTGTGTGCTGTACTGGCGTAGCCAATATCTAAAATTATTCTGCCCAGTTTGCCTGTTGCTGGTAGGTTCAGGAAACTCAAAGTTATTGAAGCATTGGTTGTCAAAGTTTGATAATGACCTTTTTCATGGTCTAATGTGATTGCACCGCCTGTTGTGCCATGTGCGAACACTGTTTCTGAATTGTCTTTTAATTCTGCATCTGAAACAATATTACCTGAGAAATCATTGTTAGCATTTAGGCTTGCCTTATTACTCTGTAGGTCTTCAATTTCAGTTTTTGTTTCCGTGAAGTTGTTCTTGATTGCATTGAAGTTGTCCCTCATGCCCTGAGAACTGTTGTCTTGTCCTGCTGTTGGGTATGTCCCGTCTATGTTTCCTGGTACTATGTTACTTGCCATTATGTTATATCCCTAAATCTTAGATATTTATCGTTGCTTCTCTCCACGGTTATAACATCTCCGTCTGCCGGCACCGATGCTATGTTGAAAACAATGGTCGTTTTTTGATTACCAACATCATGCGTAAGATGATAGTCTAATCCTCCTTCATCATCCCTTGTCTTGGTTGTTGTGCCAACTTTTACCAAAATATCTTCTTCATGCACTATTTCGTCTAGGGCAAAAGATAATGTAGACCCATCACCTGTAAATGTTGATGGTGAAACTTTGCTTGTTGATACAGAATATCTGTCTATTATAAACAGTATTTTTTTGAAATCTAAGTTTAAATCTTCTATCCTCTTCTTTAATTTTCCAGATGTGCCCGGTTTACAATACAATATTGGCACTGCTTTTATGTAACCCAGCGGACCTTGTGAGCCAGCCTGTTCTGTCTTCATCCATAACGGTAGGTAAGTCCATTCGTCATGACCCAATGCTTTGATCCTGTCTCTCATGTTTTCAACTGCATTTGGCCTTATTGTTGTTGCCCCTGTTTCTATCCCGTCATTGTTAACAAATCTATCAACAATATCTAAATAGACAACTTCGTAGATCACTGTGCCATTCTGTTTTGCAACCGCTGTTTTCAAATCACCAAAATATAATGTCACAGGTGCATGATTAGATTCCATTTGATTCTGATACGTTGTCAGTGTCTGTGTTTCCACTCCAGCAATCATCAACATCTTAGGCGTAAGTTTCATGCCGAAGTTTGCGTCCTCTGGTCTGTAAATCTCTTCTGGAGAATTAATATTTGGATCTTGTGCTATATTGTAGAATATATTTTCGTCTATAAAAGAAGTTGCCTGTCCTTCAAAGGATCCATATTCAATTGATGTGTATGGTATGTCAACAAGCACTGTGAATGTTTTTGTTGCGGCCAGTTCTTCATACTGATCACTTACAGTCACAGTGAAAGTATAGGATCTAGTAGAATCTGTAAAGTCACTTGACCTGATTGTTCCAACCAGATTGCCTAGGGGAGAAAGTGTAATGCCCGGTGGTAGGCTTCCTGATGCTAATTTGTAAAACAGAACTCTGTTCGGCTGTTCAGGATCTGCCTGTATGTTCAGTGTGCTTGGAATATCGGCATGTAAAGTTCCAACGTTTTCGTCTGTTGTGAATTGGATACCTATGTCTATGTCTCCCAACACTGTCATTGTGAATGATTTGTCTGTGAAAACCTGTTGTCCTGTGTCCATGGTTCTTGTTGCTCTCATGGTAAAGACGAAATCTGTTTGTACTTCTCCCTGCCTTGGAAGGAAACCAAAAATTTCTCCTGAATTTGAATCTATCTGTAGTCCTGTTGGCAATGTGCCGTCCTGCAATGAGTAGACGAAAGCATTTCCTGTTGAGTCAGCGTCTTCTATGTCTATTTTGATAACCACTTGGTTGTCGTGTCTGAATGTTCCTAGTGCTGTGTTAGTCAAGAACACAGGTCTTCTTTGAGATGAAAGGTCCATTGTGATTGGGAAATTGTTTATTTCCGTCATGTCCGCTGTGATATTAGGATTGTTCACGTTCCAATAGGCCGCCGAGTACACAAATATATGATTTTCTTGTGTTGTAACCGAAGTTCCGTCACTCACTCTACAAGTGATAGGAAATGTCATTGCAATCTGTCTTGTCGAATCTTCAAAGTAGTCGTCAGTGAGCCTGCATATTCCTGTCAATTCTCCTGCTTCGCTCAAAGATAATCCAGGTGGCAATATTCCTGACTGTATTTCAAATCTCATATCTCTTCCAACTGCTCGGTCACCGTCTGTTGCATGGAATTGGAAGTCTACACGTTCTCCGTCCAACACCCAATACAGTCCTACTCTAGTTGAGTCTGCAAGTTGTAACTGTCCAGCCGCAGTTGTGAATACTGGATTGTCTTGTCCCTCGATGTCTAATGAAAAAGTTCTGTCTGTTATGGTACTGCCGGCCGTGGCTCGCACGACGAAGGTGTAAAGAGTTCTTTTGGCAACCTCAGCCGGAGTACCTGTAAGTAAGCCTGTGGAAGTCAGAGACATTCCAGTTGGTAGGCTTCCTGCGATTATGGAGTAAGTGATGGCCGTTGAGTCACTAGTATTCGCCTCAAGTTGAAGTGAATACGTGCTGTCTTCGGCGAATGTCGCCAATTTACCTTCTGTGGTTGTCCACACCGGTGTTGCCATTAACTTTACTCCTTACAAGGGTATTTATTGGATATCAGTGGTGATTATTCTGTGTACGAATCCAGTGTTCTAGGTGCTGTTGGAGGTCTTCACGCTTGATCTTGTCTGATTCACGCTTGATGGCTTCCTTCAAACGATTAATCTCAGATCGGGGAGATTTATACTGTCTCTGGTACCTGGTGTATTTCCTCATAGATGTGTGTTGTGTCTAAATTATATTAAACGTTTATTTTACATGCCTGGGTTTTGAATGTCACAGATCCAGGAGAGATGTTTGTGGCTCTCAATCTAACATTATTTCCATCAATATCAACACTGTAAGTGGCCACAGCACCTCCGCTGTAAGTTGATATAGATCCAAACGTGGCGATGTATGCGTTTGACCCATCATGTGTGACGTTGGCCTCAACCATCTCGTGTCTACCGTTTGTGGCATCAACCGCGGATATAAAAAACTTGGCACTTCTGTCAACAGTTTTGTTAAATGAAGAAATTGTGTCAGTTTGTGAACTTGCTATGTCCTTCGTTGTATCAGAAATAGCCGAGTGGGTTAAAGCCGCACCCGCAGTCGCGAATGACAATGTGCCCGAACCGTCTGTTGTCAAGAACTGTCCTGCTGTTCCGTCCGTGGTTGGGAACACGAATCCGCTGATTGATACACCGCCTGTGCCACTACCTGATAATTCAAGGTCAGCATTAGACTCGGTGGTTGTTACAGTGTTGTCTCGTATTGTGATTCCATCTATTACCGCCGAAGTGGTTGCAGTAAGTGTGGTGAAAGTTCCTGCCAATGGTGTCGAGGCACCTATCACTGTGTTGTCAATGGTTCCGCCATTGATGTCCGCTTTGGACATCACAACAGATCCTGTTCCTGCCGGTTCTATTGTTAAGTCAGAGTTGGATTGTGTTGTTGTAATTTTGTTGTCTGTTATCTTAATGTTCCCATCAACGGTAAGGGTGTTAAGAACTACACTTCCTGTTCCACCTGGTGTAAGGTTTAGGTCAGCGTTTGAAGATGTGCCAATGATGTTGTCATTAAAAGTAAGATTGTCTATTGTAGTTGTACCAACTAAACTAGTTGTGCCAGTAACATTCAAAGTTGACAGTGTTGTCAATCCAGATGGAACAGCCAATGTTGATGAAACCGAAGTTGCACCTGTCAGAGTTGATGTCCCTTCAACAGTCAGTGTGCCGTCAACAATAAGTCCATCATTAATATTAATAATAGAAGAATCATCTGAACTTAAAGTTGTTCCATTAATCTTGATTGCGCCAAAAACCACAGATCCTGTGCCCGATGGAATCAAATTAATATTCTCGTTTGATCTTGTGCCTTCTATGTTGTTGTCGTTGAATCGGAATGCTGGAAAATTCACTGATCCAGCACCTGCAGGTCCAAAAATCAAGTCATCATTACTTCTGATTGTTTTAATCGAGTTTCCACTTATGAGGATGGCGTCAGATGATATACCAGGAGCCGTGTAGACTTCTGTGAAGTTCTCATTGATCTTACGCATCGCCTCACGTAAAGTATCACCTGTACCGTCGTTTGCGTTAGATCCTCTGTTTATTACCTGTTGTGCCATATTAAACCTTCATTAACCTTCTCACCACTGTTACAGTGTGCGTGTTAGTATTACTTATCGTACCTCTCAACCTGACATTGTCTCCAACTACGTCGGCAGTGATATCCACCATGTCGCCTGTGTGGTTAGTCACCCTACCAAATGTTGACAAATAAACGTTTGTGCCGTCATGTGTCAGGTTGGCATCCAGTGTTTCATATAAACCTAGAGAACCGCTGGCAGGATCACTGATTGAAATCTGATATTTTGCACTTCTGAATTCTGTTTTGTCAAATGAGTCCAGTGTTGCAATGGAACTAGGTGCCCCGGCCGCCCTTGCAAGGTGTACCCTGTACATGTTGACAGTGGTATCTGTGTTCTGTTGATTGTTCTCTGCCCGAAGTTCAACGTTGCCGCTGTTCATGGCCGCGGTGAATTTCATCAGAGGCGTAGTTGTGGAATGTGTGCTGATGTTTGCCACGTCATCTACGATGTAGGCATCCGCGCCATCTGATGTTACCATCAGTTCTGCTATCTGTGATTCATTCGCCGCATTTTTTCCAACAACAACATAGTTGGCAAGTTGATATGTGCTCTGTGCGAAACTGTCTAACACGTCATAAGCAAAACTTGTTCCTCGTAGCATGTGTATTCTGAATGCATTGACAATGGTGCTTCCGCCTGCTGATGAGGCCGCACTCAATGTCACAGTGTTTGATCCATCATGTGCCGCCGAAAGTGTGATCATTGGAGTCGACTTGGATGACACGTGGTTGGCGTGTGACACAAAGGCCTCCGCACCGTTGGTGATCACAGACGCTTCTTGTATCTCCGAAGTGCCTTCGGATGCGTTATGAGCCACGATCACATAGTGGGCACCTGTTTGACTCGTGTCTTGGAAAGTGTCTATTGGAGTGGCCGAACTTGATACTGTCGCTGTGTCAATCAATTTAGAGTCAGCACCTTCGGCATTGTTTTCAGTGTCCGCCAATCGTATCCTGTAGAATTTTACTTTGACGTCAGGTATATTACCCGCACACCTCAATCTTAGATTGCCTCCAGATATGTCCGCAGTCAGTGTCACCAGTGAAACGTGTGAGAAGTGTTCGTTGAATGCAGTTATGTAGGCATCTGTGCCATCGTGCACCACAAGACATTCTATGTTGCTTGTGAAACCGGAAACAGTTTCTTTGGCAGAGATGTAATATTTTGCTCCCCTGTAACTCGAAGTTGCCCATGAGTCGAGGTTGTCAGTTTGTCCAACAGGTGCCTTCATGTGTACCCTGTATGCGGCAACCTTGGTCGAACCACCAGATGTTGAGGATGCCGACAGTGTCACAGTTGAAGAACCGTCATGTGCCGCTGTAAGATCAAGTTGGTTTGTTCCTTTCGTACTCACGTATGGTCCAGATGAAACAAAAGCACCTGTGCCATTTGTTATGACATTGGCTTCCTGTATCGATGCCGCCCCTTCAGTGGAGTTATATCCAATTATCACGTAGTGTGCACCGTCCACTTCCGTGTCTACGAATGTGTCAACTGCCGTTGAAGAACTCGATGCTACCACACCGCCTATCACTTTGGTGTTAGTGAATGTTTGTGTTGATGGTTCATCATTTAAAATTACTTTATAGAAAGTTATCCTTGTGTTGTCCTGTGCCACCACCACTCTCAATCTGAGAAGACCACCACTTATATCTGCTGTGAGATTTCCATTGATCAAACTTGCACTGCCACTGTGGTGTTCATTGTATGAATTTATGAATGCGTTGGTGCCATCATGTACGACCAAGGCCTCAATGTTGCTTACCTCGTTGCTGTCTAGGTTGTTTAGTGATATGAAATATTTCGCACCTCTGAAATCTGCGATTTGAAAACTGTCAATGGTTGCAGTTGAACTTGTTGGTGCTTTCAATCTGATTGCGAAAGCCTGCACAGTAGATGCTCCTGAAGTTGAACTTGCCTTGACACTTACTATCCCAGAAGATATTGTTGCAGATATCTCCAACATGTCTGTGCCTTTAGAACTAACATTTGGACCTTGTTGCACAAAAACATTTGTGCCGTCTGTTACTACCACTGCCTCACAAATGAAATTTTCAGTTGAACCTTTTTGACCAGTGATCACGTAGTGTACAGCATCAGTGACACTGGCTTGGAATGCATCAAATTCAGTTGCAGTACTTGACACGATGGTGTTACCTATTATTTTCCTTGTGCTGTCACTGTTTGCCTCCTCGACTTCAGAGTCTCCAAATGCAACTACCCTGTTTACTATTACTTTTGTGCTATCGCCCGCTGTGGCCGATCCTCTTAATCGTAAAGAAGTTCCATTTATGTCTGCTGTTAGATTGATAAGGCTGTTATTGCCTGTAAAAAATTCGTTGTAGGTCGTAATGTATGCATTTGTGCCGTCATGTGTAACCAATGCTTCGATGTTTCCTGTTTCTCCTGTTGCCTGATTAACAACCGTGATGAAATATTTGGCTCCATTGTGTGGTCCGTGTGTGAATGCATTAAGAGTGGTCTCCGTACTGTCTATGATACTCGTGTTAACAATGTCATTTACTAAACCTAATTCTCCAGCGAACCCTGTGCCTGTGCCATCACCAAGTCCAATTCTGTAATATGCCATTGTGTTGTTGGCCGAAACACTACTGCCATCTGAGTCTGTTGATCTCAATCTTATTTTGCTTGTACTGTCACCAGCGGACACCATGTCAGTGGTGTAAATTGGATGTTGGTCCGCTTCATCTGTGCTTACTATTGACGAACTCGTCATGAATGAATCTTGTAAGTTGTGGCAAAGCGATATCTTCTGTGTCTCGAAACTGCCATTTGCAACGTCATGATTTATAACATAGAATAAAGCGCCATCATACGTGCCTGCTGTGAACTCTGCACACGTGGTTGTGCCTGATGCTGATAGTGTGGCATGATTTCCTTCTGCCGCAACAGCATTCACTGTTGTTTCTTGTATTCCTCCAACAGTCAAAGTATCTGTGTCTGCCTTGCCGTCACCACTCGTGTACCCAGAAGAGTCATTGTCACCCAATCCGATCCTGTAGTAGGCCAGTGTGTTGGAGTTCGATTTTGAAGAGTCATCTAGTCTTCCACCATTACCTAGCAATCTCACATCACTTCCACTGACGTCTGCGTCTGTCTCTAGGTGATTGTGACTTAGGTCAGTCCGCGTGATCGAAGATGACGTTATGAATGCATCTGAATTGTTGTGCATCACTGAATATTTGAAAGTGGCCAGTCCGGAGTTTTCTATGTCATTTGAAACTCCCAAATACCATGCACTGTCGTAGGCAGATTTGTCAAAATCTGCAAGTGTTCTTTGTGTGCTTAATATGGAAGTACATGTTCCTGTCGCTGTGATGGTGTCTACCCTTGTCTCATTGGCACCACCAAACGTGACTCCTGCATTTAATCCAATTTTTCCAGTTGTGCCAGTTGAAGTGTTGTCTCCTAGGCCTATCGCATAATATGAAATTGCATTTTGTATCGCTGTTGATCCATCAGTAACACCAGTTGCTTTCAATTCTATGTTGGAACCATTGACTCCAACATCAAATGCAGTGATGTCATTCATTGCACCTGTTTTCACCACATGTGAATCTGAAACAAATGCATCACGTGTGCTTCCATCGGAGGTGATCCCGTGGTGAACTGACAATTTGTTTATTTTGAATTCATTGTTGGTTATATCCTTCTGTACCATGTGATAGAACACACTGTCGTAATCGGATTGAGCAACGGTGTTGATGACTTTTTGAGTGGTCATGTCAGGATTGACGTCACCTCTGAAACTGTTTGTGTCTATCGTTGTTGATGCTGTGTTGCTGACTGTCTGTGCACCAATAACCTTTTCATAACTGTTGATTGTTGAGTCCGATTCGTTGTCTGCAAGAAGAACTCTGTACATTGTGCATCTACAAGTTCCTGCTGTACCATTGGAACCTCTCACTATTACATCACCTCCAAAAATAACTGCTGAAAATGTCACCAATTCGGTGTTGCCGGAATTGGTTGATAATTTATTGTATTCGGTAATAAATGCGTCAGAGCCGTTGTGTACCACAAGCAGTTCAGCGTTCATTACTTCGTTTGTTGTTGTGTTGTTCACTGACACATAATACTTTGCTCCCCTGTAACTCGAAGTTGCCCATGTGTCTATTGTTGTAGTTGCACTCTCAACGTCTGCTATGACTTTTGTGGCCACGGGCCCATCTGAGTATCCTGATGAATCATTATCTCCCAAACCAAGCCTATAAAAAGTCAATGCATTGAACGTGGATTTAGTCGAACCGTCTGCCAGTGTGCCTGCCTGTCCTTTGAATCTTACTTTTCCTACTGACGTTCTTATATCAGTATTTGTGGAAATTATTTGATCGTCGTTATTTGTTTTAATAATTTGCGTTGTCCCATCAAAGGTATCAAATGTGCTACCATCATCAGTCCCTTGGGCAATGGTTGTCTTGAATCCTGCATACTCGATTGAACTGTCAGCGGCGTCATATCTCTGCAAACAAAGATACCATGCACTGTCATACTTTGCTTGATCCCACTCGTCTAGCAAACTGTCTGAGCCTGCACCTATATTTTCGTGAGCACCAACGGCTGTGTTTGCATCTATTTCAGTGAGTGATGAAAATCCAATCGTGTTCTTTGAGTCCTGGATGTCCGACTGTCCAAGCAAGATCGGACTGGTAACCCAACTGATTACTTTGCTACCATTCGTGCTTAGAAGTTGTCCTGAGTTACCATCTGCATTTGGTAACTTGAAATCCTTAAGGTAAACATATCCATTTCCATTTGCCTGCATTTCCAGGTTGGCATTTGACTCGATGGCTTTTATTTCATTATGTGCAATTTTCACTCCTGTGGTCGAAAGGGTACCATCTGCCGCAGGATCGAATGTAAGTGTTGTGAAATTTCCCGCCGCTGGTGTTGTTGCACCAATCACTGTGTTGTCTACCTCATTAGGAGTGCCACCACCATTAATGTCTATTTTTGAAATCTTCACAGATCCTGTGCCATTAGCGGCAAGATCAAAATTACTGTTGGTGGTTGTAACCCTTAAAATTTCAGCGTCCATTTCCAGATTGGAGTCAACTGTCAGTTTAGACACATTGACCACCCCTGTCCCGCCCGGCGTCAAAATAAGATCTGCGTTTGAACTGGTAGAAATTATGTTGTCATTGAAACTGAGATTGTCTACGGTTGTTGTACCAACGAACGATGATGCACCTGACACAGTCAAAGTTGAAAGCGTCGTTTCATCAGTGACATTCAATGTTGAATTGATTGTGACTGCACCTTGTAAATCCGTCCCTTGTGCAGTCATGGTGCCATCCACGTTTACATTCTCATTGATGTTAACAATAGATGAATCCGTCCCGTGTATGCTAGTTCCAGAAAATCCTATGCCGTCTATGACCAATAACCCAGATCCATTTGGCACAATCCTGATGTCACCGTTTGTGTTAAGATTAGAAATGTTGTTGTCATTGATCTTGAAGTCTCCCATTATGACACTGCCTGTGCCTGACACTCCTAAATCAATACTTGCATTGGAAGATAGTGTTGCAATTTTGTTGTCTTGGAATCGTATGTCAGATTTTACAGGAGGAAATTCGAATACTTCTGTAAAGTTATCATTGATCTTTACTGCGGCAGTTCTGATGCTATCACCTGTTCCGTCTGCTCCGCCCAGTGTACCGAGATCAATTGTCTTCTGTGCCATAGAGATCTCCTATTAACCCGTGCTTATTTTGACATCGTTTCCTGATCTAAACAGTCTGCCTGCCACTCCTGGGTCCGAAGTTGGTAGTGCAGTGAAGTCTATCTGTGCACCATCAACTTCTAAATTACCTTTTACTTGAGTTTTTGTGTGTCCAACTCTAAAACGTTCTGCCAATGAAGAGCCATCATGTGTTTTTACAAATACCTCATTGGAAGTACCTGATGTTCCATCCATTCTCAATTCTGCTCTTACATTACCTCCAGATTGTTGGAAGTCTATGCCGGGTTGGTTGGCGTCTGCTGTTCTTTGAAGTGTTATGATCGATGAGGCCGATTTGATGTGTAGTTGTGTGTCAGGTGAACTAACAGAACCAATACCCACCTGTCCGCCTGCTTTCAATAATATGTCACCAGTGCCATCTGTTTCTAGTGTGATGTCACCGTTTGTGCCATCAGTAATTTTGATTGTTCCTGAATCTGTTCCAGCGTTTGTGCTCAAAGTCAAATCAGTAGCGCCAGTGGATGTAACTGATCCTACAACTGAAACACCAGTTGCGGTTGTTTCAAACTTTTTAACATTGTCGTGATAAAGTTCAACTGCACCGTCGGCAATACCCTTCACCATTGGTTCTGTGCCACTATCTTTAGAAAGTATTACATTGTTGTCACTCTGCAGGTAAAGGTTTCCTGTTCCTACTTCTCTTACTATTGAATGACCTCCGTTGTGGAATATCCTTAGATCACCGGAATCACCAAATTTTATTTCGTCACTATCACCTAGTGTTAGATTTCCTATGACTTTTACTGTGCCTGTGCCGGCCGCATCAAGTTCTAGATTGGCGTTTGATGCCGAAGTTGTAATTTTGTTGTCAGTGATGCTGATCCCATCATCGATGTTAAGTGTTCCTGTGACTTTGGCACCATCACCGGTTACTCTGAATTTTTCTACTAGACCTCCTGACACAGTAAAAGTGTCGAATATAATTTCGTTTGATGCTCCACTTGTGCCGTCCATCTTGATGTTGGCCGCATCAGTGCCTCCCGAGCCTTTGAAAGTTATTGCCGGCTGGTTGGCGTTGTCTGTTCTCTTCAAAAATATTGTTGGAGTAGCGGCTGTTAGAAACAGATTACCCGTGATATCAATCACTCCAGCACTGGTGTCGAGAACCTTTGTGCCGTCATGATGTATTTCGACCTCCGCGGCATCTATAATTACTTTTCCAGTGCCACTGCCATCTATGTTCAGTGTGGCGTTTGAACCATTAGACACTATGGTGTTTGTGACTAATGAACCTGTTGTTGTGCTACCGTTGACTACAAATGGTCCAGAGGACACGATGTTACCTGTTCCGTTTGCTACAAAGGTGATGTCTGCGTTGGTATCCAACGAACTTATTGTTGTGTTGTTTAGTGATAGCCTATCTATCTCAACAATTCCAGTTCCGTTTGCAATTATTTTCGTATCACCGTTGGTTGTTGGATTGATTAAAATTCCGCCCGATGATGTAGTGCCTGCCAAATCCGTATAGAGTTCCTCGAAGTTCGTGTTGATCTTCGTCATGGCCGTACGTAAAGTATCGCCCGTCGCTGTATTTCCTTCTATTCCTGTGTCTATTGTTTTTCTAGCCATATTTCGGTTTTACATATTTATTAAATAATTACATGTTCGTAGAAACGCTCAAAACGTTGAAATTATACAAAAGAGAGAGCAAACTAGGAATCTGTCACACCGTAAGAAGGAATAACATAATATACGTGCTTAAATGCGACACCTGTGGTACAACATTCAAAAAACCAAAATCCAAGGTAGACCCAGAAAGGGTTGAAAAAGGCCACAAACATTTCTGTGATAGATGTGACCTATAGGTTTACCCAGTCTTTTTGTTGCTGATCGTCTGATATCCATCTCATCAAGTGAGCATAGATGCCTATCTTTATGTTGGGTTGATCACAATACCATCTCAGGAAAGAGTTTCCGTCTATGTATTCTCTCCGATTAATAAAATAGAAATTGGTTTCGGGAAACTTTCTAAATGTTTGCCTTAGTTGGTACATCCATTCATATTTTAGATATGCCTTCATGCTCATACGTGATGGGTAATTTGGTGAGTTCTTGTATATGTTGTTTTGTATCCTGCTAGGTTCCTCCATCTCCCATTGTCTTGCACCCAATATGTCGAAGGCCAGTATGACAACATTTTTAACTCCAGACTCGGCCGCCATGAGCACTGCCGAACATCCGGACCCCCTGTTCAATGAAAAATCTTCAGTCTTTATCCTGCCACCCTTCTTTAAGTTGCCACCTCTCCAGATACGATAAATTTTAAGGCCACGTGGTGTGTCGTTTTCTTTGTCTCCGTCACAGATGTAGTCCCATTTGCTTATGTCAT